AAGGATAGCGCAAGCGTTTTGTCCGGTAGCGGCAAGACCATCTGGCAGGCTGTAAGCAGGCTGGGGCTTGCTAAAGTTTTGACTTCCAGTAAAAAATTTTCCTACAAAATCGCCAACGAAAGAGACGACAGGGGTGGCAAAAAACCACGCTGCGATATTTAAGATTGCAGCAGCAACAAGCAAAAAGGCAATAGACGCAAACCCAAACCGCAACCCATAAATGGCAACTCCTGCTGATACCAAAGCGAGGGTAACGCCGACGAACAGGCAAGTCAGAGGCTTTTCGTTTAGTGATTTTCTCTCTTTCATGATTTCAATATAGCGCGGACGCGCAAAAATGCAAGGGATTTTTTTGCGATTGTGTGAAATTTTTTTTCTGCAACTTGGCATGGCTATTGCGTAGCGTTTTGCGTAAGTCTTTGAATATCAAGGAGTTACGCCGCGCGGCCCGATCTGGCTCTGCAAGTTGTTGAATTTCAGTTAGTTACTACCGAAACCAAACTCATTGCTCTGTGCTTTAGTTTTGGTAATAAGTTCTCTTAATTGTTTTCTTGCATCCTTATCCACCATAATTTTCATGAGATCAAATTCGTATATCTCACGGATATTGTTCTCAAAATCAGAAGAACGAACTAAAATGAACATTTCTGTAGCTGTTGGAGTGAGTTTAACCCCTTTAGGAGCCAAACTCTGGTCTGGCGGCAAGCCTACACCTTCTCTGATTCTCACACTAACAGGCTCATGCTCTCCAACTGCGGTAAGCCAACCCTTTATCCGCTTGGCGTTGCTCAGGTGCGCCTCGGGATCAGAGCATCCTTTAATTCTTAACTTCGCCATTTTTACCCAGTCGGTCAGCGGTTCGCTATCTGTAAGTGATAGAGTAACGAAAGTAACTGCTGCGGTTACCAATGCAGTGACTATGATTGTTATAATTTTATTTTTCATACATTTATGCTAACTCGGTTTGATGTTTTCGTCAATAGGTTTTTTTATTTTTTTATTTTTATAGATTCGCCAATATTGGCACGCTACCTGAATACTATATATTGCAAGTCGTTGATTTGCAATGGGTTATGCCGCGCGGCGGGGCGCGCCGCCGCAAGTCGTTGATATTCAAAGCTTTACTGATCAGACCAACCGCGAAAAAACTTTGCCTTGCGCGCGAATTTTTTCTTGACACGCATGGCGAAGGATGGGCGGCAAGATGCCTTGCGGACGCTGCGCTCTATGACACGCGCAAGCGGTCGCGTGTCGATTGTCATAATGATTTTGCTCATGTTAGTTTAGTCCAAAAGAAGGCTTATTATTGTGCAAGCTTTCAATCTCTTTTGAGAGAACAGCGCTCAACACAAGAAGGCCCTGCATCGTCTGCAAAGAGCCATCAATGATGTCTTTTAATTTTTCAATTTCTTTTTCTTGACGCTGAATTGCTTTCTCATGCTTGATGAGAGTTTCAAGCGACTTGATGATGCCGTCTGTGTTTGTCATAGTGTTAGTGTTTGGGTTTAGGGGCGGGACGAGCGCACGGGTCGTTGCGATGACGCTCCTCGGCGTAGCCGAAAAGGATGTCGAACGCTTGTTCGGGCGTGAGGTTGTCGTCTTTGGGTTCGTCGAAGTTCCAGACTTCGGGCCAGCCAGTTGTGGTGTTTTCTGTCATGTTGAAAGTATCGGTGAAATGGGGCTGAAAGTCAAGCGATTTTTCATCGGCGGTAGTAACCACCGCGATTACGCTCCCAGCCTTCGTGCCGATTAAGGCGCTCGATTTCACGCTCGTAAGCGTCTGGGCTTTGCTGGTAGGCGGGATCTTCACGATCCACACCTAGCGGGTAGTCGAGGGTTGCTTCGCGTTCTTCGTCGCGCCAGCTTCTGTTGTTGTTTCTCATGTATACAGAATAGCACAGGACGCGCGAAAAGCGAGATATTTTTTTGCGATTAGCGAAACTATTTTTGTTGACGTTTTGGCAAACGAGCGTTTGAATTTTGCGCTATGACATTCTTTATGACACTCTTGATGACGTTACGTAAGTCGTTAATTATCAAGGACTTACGGCCGCGCGCCCCGCGCGCCAGCGTAAGTTGTTGAATATCAAGGGTTTACGCAACATTGAATTTTAGCAAATTGAAACGCCCGTTTAAACGGGCGCTTCGTCTCCTCATCGTTTATTCCCGCGTCATGGAGACACGCATCGAAACGTTCGGAGAAAGTTTATGACACTCTTACGTGTCCCAGCCCTCCTGCTCGCCCCAGTCTGCGAGGTCGTCGAAGCCCGACCCATCCCCAGCCCACTGCCCCTCAAACCCATCATAGGGTTGCGGCTCCTGCTCAACGGCAGGCTCGGCGGCGAACGTGCCGCGCACTTCCTCGTGCTCGGTCGCGTATTCGTCGGATTGCGGTTGCGTGTTGTAGTCGTCGTGGATGCTGTTCATATTGTTAGAGTATGGGATGTTGAGTGGAAGCGCAAGAGTTTTTTTATGCGGCCAAGCGAACGCGGAAGACCAGTTCGATCTTGCCGCCATCGGGATGCTCGTAGCCAGAGAGGTATTTCGCCAGCATGAGGCTATCGAAGTTGAAGCGAGAAGAAGGGTGAGAGTTAGCCCAACGCAAGCCATTAGGCAGGCCGAGGTCGATGATCTGCTGCACTTCCTCATTAGAGGGGCAAGAGTAGGGCGACCAGTCGAGGGTTGCGACGACCTTGCCAGTGTCAACGCTGACGAGGTCATGCCAAAGCTTCGTGCAATCATCCTCCCGATCTTCCGAGACGACGAGCGTGCAAAGGGTTCCGTTGACGTTGAACGTGGTGTTTTCTTTATCTTTCATACATACAATGTATCACAGGCCACCGAAAAAGCAAGGGATTTTTTTGCGATTGTGTGAAATTTTTTTTATCTTTTTTACTTGACATTCGTAAGTGCCTCATTATCAAGGACTTACGCGCGCGCGCAGGGTGGCCCGTTGTAAGTCGTTGATTTAGAACAACTTAGATCGAGAGAATCGCAACGCCAAGCAGGAGGATAAGCACCACGGCAAGCGCCTCTGCAATGTATGTCATAATGATGTGTGTCATAGTGTTAGCAAGGTGCGCCGCCGTAGCAGGTAGCATCTTCGTTAGCAAGAACCATGCAGACATGATCGTAAAGATCCTTGTTCGCTTCGAAGTCATCTTGCGAGATGTCTTCGCCGTCTTCATCAGTCAAGACAAAGCCAGAGAGTTGCAACTGATCAGTGTGATCGAACGCATACTCTGTGCAGAGGTAGTATTCTTTGCCGTTGTGTTTGATGTAGTCTTCGAATGTATTCATGTATTTAATCTATCAGAGCTGTCATTAAAGTCAAGGGATCTTTAGGGTTTTTTTACGATTTTTTTCTCCCACACGCAAGGCTCTACCCTGTAGAACTTCACTTCGTATTGACCTTTGCTAGTCCAGTAGCGGAACACTCGCAGGCTCACAGATGCAGAGATGCAAGCTGCGTTGTTCTTATTCGCATACTCAAGGATCTCTGTGCTGGTGTAGTATTTCTTCTTCATGTCTACACTCTACCACAGATCACCGAGAAAGCAAGGGATTTTTTATCTTTTTTAAAACTTTTTTTTGTTGACAAGTACCCCCTATTTTTGAAAAAAATTCATACAAGCGTTTGAGCTTTTGGTCGCTAGGGCCTATTTTTAAAACTCTACAACTTTTAAATCTATCCTTCTTTTACTTATCAGGGTGGTTAGGGTATCCTAACGCCAATAAAATCAACCCATATATAATAAAAAAGAATTAAAAATAAAGGATGGCTTTATTAATAGACTGGTATATATCGATCTTTGTAAATATCAGCATATATTATAATAAAAAAGAATTAAAAATACATGGACTGTTTGTTTCTATATTGTAATATGCTATAAATGATTGAAGAGTGTAATCAAGTGAGGTAAAAAAGTAATAAATAAAAAAAATAATATAAAACATTATGATACTGTGCCTTTCAGACATACATCTTGGCAGCCCTGTATGCCAAGCAGATTTAGTTTTAAAAATACTTGAAGAGGAAACGTATGATAGTTTAATAATATGTGGAGATTTGCTGGATTCGTACAATATTCATCGTTTATGCAAACGTCAGTGGAAAGTATTATCATTATTGCGCAAACTATCAAAAAATAAAAAATGCATTTTTATTAAGGGTAATCATGACCGCGATCTGGATACTGTTAGTGCGCTATTAGGTTTTGATTTTAAACACGAACACATTGAGGTTATTAATGGAAAGCGTTTCTATTTTGTCCACGGTGATCGTTGGGATTATATTATTAAAATGCGGCCAGTACTCACTGAAATAGCATCTGGAATATATTATTTCTTGCAAAAAATTGACAAGGGGCAAAAATTCACCCGCAAGCTCAAGCGAAAAATAAAAACGTGGCGTTCTTCGGCTGAAAGAGTGTTGCGCCGGGTTGCACATCATGGCCGCGATCTAGGATGCAGTACTGTGGTGTTTGGCCACACCCATATGCCCGAACACAAAACTGTGGATTGGGTTGAATGCGTTAACTTGGGCTCCCAATGCGACCTACCAGTTAGCTATGCATTAATAGACAGTAATGGCAAAATCAAACTAAAATTTTTAGATAAATAATTAGCCTCTTGCAATTGTTTGCCGCAAATTAACCACAAGGCCATAGTTGACATCTTTAATTACAGATCTTGGATTTGTAAATGTTGGGTCTGTGAACCTCCAGTACCACATGTATCTTCCAAGAGCAGTATCTGTAGTAAGAGCTTCGGTAAAAGTTGGAGTCGATCCTCCCGTAAAATTATTGCCTTCACCGCGAGGAAGGAAAACAAATCCAGCAAGTGGGCTATTCACGCTTGGGTTATTTGCTTGAAACAGCATAGTAGCCTCTCTTGACACAGACTGGTTTACAACCGTTTGTTGAACTGCTGACGATGGACTAACAGAGCAGCCTGGTGAAGTATGGAGTACAGTTTGTGTTGCATCATATAACGCATTTGCATACGATATTGAAAAATCAGCACCAACTGCTGGAAAATTAAAATTTAAATTTGGATTTGAATTGCCTTTAAGCGGTAAAGCTGCCATTCCATCTCTTCCGATTAGCGACCATGGCGTATGTGGAGTTGAAACTACGTTAATCAAAGTGCCAAAGTTTCTGCGCTGCCATAAGTGGCCATTTCCAGAAAATATACTAGACCATAGGCCTATTAATTTTAATTGACCAGTTCCATCAAAACCGTTATTTGACAATGTAATCGGAACTGGCGTAACTATTGCTGGAACTGTTACTTTTATTGAATAGTAAAGTCTTAAAAATTGAAATTCAGTTAGAGTTACTGTTGATGGAAGAATAAAGCGCGAAATTACTGGTATGTTTGTTGTAAATGTTCCTTGGGTCCCCTTGCTTTGATCGGTAGAATTATTAAAACCATCATAAGTATTGGCCGCAATCACTATTTCTCTAACATCGCGCGTTTCGCCAGCAGCCAGAGATGCAAAATCCCATACTTTTGTAAAAGTTCGTGACCCCGTTACTAAATCATCGCTGTTTGGATTTGTATTTTCTGGTACGTTTAGAGTGTTTCTTCTTGTATAGTATATATTATTGTTTGTGCTAGTTAAAAATGTTTTATCTGTAGCAAACGGATCAGCACTGCTATTTCCAAAATATGCCGAACTTATAAAGGCTGATATTGAATTAGTATTCGCATTAGCATTGCTGCTAAAACTTCCATACGTGCCATTGAATATATTCAATCCTCTATCTTGAATTAAGTTTTTTCGCCATTTATCTCCAAGAGGCTTTTTAATTTCACCATTTTGGCATACAATCTCAACTTTCCATTCACCATCTACATGAGTGTTATTCTCAATTTCTGTTTCGATATGGCGTTTTTTTAAAATATTTAGAGGCATAACTTTATTTCCCTTATTATATATACATTTCTAATATTGTAAAATTTAATTTTTTATTAATTAATAATTAAACATATTTCTTAATACCACTAAGGTATGAAATAACTCTATTTTCATAATTTGATAATATATTAATATTCGTGCCGATAGAATAAATGGCAATTCTTGCATCGCTATAACCCTCTGGCATACCAGCCCCAATGCCAGTATTATTATTGGCAAAAACATACACATTCGCTGGTTGCGCCCCACTTTCTACATAAACAAAGGCTGTTTCTGATATATATGTATTTCTTGCAGCCCAAATACCCGTGCTAAATCTTGAGACCGCCATGAAGCCCGTGGATGGTCCAAAATTTTGATAATTAGCTATTCCACTTGCTCTAGATTTTTGGAAAAGCGCACCTGCACCGCTAGCATAAATAGCGCTTGATCCAGTTACGTTTTGAACACCAGCGCCGATATAGTACTGATTAAATGATGGCGATCCAGTTTTAGTTATATAAACTGCCAAGTGTTGGTTTCCTGAAGGTTCTATGTTTAAGCTTCGATTAGAATCAACATATTTTGATGATGCATCACCAATTAAACCGCTAGCGCGATTATAATCACTACTAATAAAGTTATAACCAATACCGCTATTTCCTTTTAATGGAACAAAAGCTCCAGAAAATGTTCTTGGTCCAGCCATCAAACAGCAATCTGTAATACTATCCCATATACCATCAGTTTTTAATCCTGATATAAATTTATTAATTTCTACCCTTACTCCACTTTCAAGCTTTTGCCCCTCATATGCTTCCAATCTAAATATATATGAAAGTGCATTGCCATCAAAGCCAGACAATATAATATCTTCGCCTGTAGTAGCAAAGTAGTTTAATGAGGTTATTTCTGGGTGCGTTCCTGTTACAAAAATGTCTCCAGTTATTAATGATCCTGTATTAATTGCATAGGTAAATACAGCACCAGATAAATATCTAATACCAGTAATATCTGGAATAACGCCAGTAAAAATAAAGTCACCAGTTATGAATTGCGTAAAATTGCCACCATATGATATTGCCAATATAGAAGGAACGAAATATAATGGATCCCCAAATAGCAATGGAGATTTTCCGGTAGTAATTAATCCAGAGATAACACCGTAGCCAGAATCTTGAAAATATAGTCCAGAAAATCCACTTCCATTTTGAAAAGAAAAATCAATATTTATTTCATTTAAAAATGCATCAGAAAATCCTGAAAAGCCAGAAAATCCAGAAAAAGATCCAGATTCCATAAGATAATATCTTGATCCAATAAATCCTGTTTGTATTCCAGTTCCAGAAAGATTATCATATAATCCACTAAAACCAGACCCAAGCGGAAACGAAAATCCTGTAAATAATCCTCCGGCAAGAAAATCTAAGTTATCTTGAAATCCTGTTAAGTTGATGTATTCAAGTATATTTATAGATCCAATAAATCCTGTAAACATTCCACTTCCAAAATTTCCTGTACCGACAAACCCACTAGATTCAATGAAAAATCCACTATATGAAGATCCATAATTTATATCTGGTACTTCTATATTATTAAAGCCATCAAAACTTCCAGAAAAATTTAAAACATTCTTTGACCCTATAATTCCGGTGCATGAAGCTGTTCTTGTGTTTGGAAATGGCCCAGCACCAATATCAATAAATCCACTACTTCCATCAAATGACAGTATGATTGCATTTCCGCTCTCATCCAAAATCGGATCACCATTTATATCAAATATGTTCTGAAAAAATCCTGTAAAATTAAAGCCAAGACGCTCATCTATTCCGGACATGCCGCTAAATCCAGAAAACAACCCAGAGCCTGTTGGAAAATATATTTCAATAACTGGTTCTATTTCTGCTGGGTTAGAAAAATCATTATCTATAAAAAATCCACTGTACAAGCCGTCAGTTGGTGTATTTTGATAGTATCCGGAAAAATAATCTCCGCTTTTCATTCCAACTAAAAATCCTGTTACGGGAGAATTAGTAATAGTTTTTTTAGGCAAGAATTCGTATGAATTTTCGCTATAAAAATATCCACTAGAACTATCCAAATAATTTTTATCAAATTCTGAGAATATTCCGTTTTCAGATAAAAATCCGCTAATATAGCCAGTTATTTTTTGCGGTATAATGCCAATTTGTGGGTATGCATATACTTGATCACCATAATAATATCCACTAGAATATAGGTTGGAGCTAGAATCAAAGGGAGTAAATAAACTATCTGAGTCTTTAATGCCACTAACATATCCAGTAATTAATTCTTGAAATATTTTTCTTATTGGTGGAAAGAAAATTTGCCCCGTTGCTATACCGCTGATATTTGATCTATAAAAACCGCTCGCTCCACTTTCTGTCTGCTCTGTGAATCTGTTAAAGATAAATTCGTTATTTATTTTTGTAGCATATCCACTAACAAAACCTATTACTCCTTGATTATAAAATGCACCAAACGGAGCTGTTATGCCATTTTGGAAGCCAATTAAATTTACTATTCCAGTTATATTGCTATCATTATTAATTGTATCACCGATTTGTGGCGATCTTAATTCTCCAGTAACGCTATTGACCACATTATATGTCCATTGGCCATAGTCAATGTATGATCCGCTGTATATTGAAGCTGTAAAGTTTACAATATCATAATAGTCGCTATATGTTTTGTATAAAACTGGACTTGTATAATCATAATAATTGATTGATGCTATATATCCGCTACAGGCAAATCTATCATTTAATATATTTCCAAAAGCAAATGTTGTATCCAAATTTTTAGGAGGGCGAATTTTTATACCAATAGCCTCAGCCATATTTTCGGCAATATCTTTTGATTTATTGCTATAGTCGCCTCTTAATATTAAAATTCCAGCACATATATGATCTGTGCCATCCAAATCATAGCCAGCTGCGCTTTTGTTTCTTACGCCAGCGCCAATTACCATTCTTCTTGGAAAAAAATTATCAATATAAACTTCTTGAGTTTTTGGATCAGTAACTTCAATAGATTGATATGGATTTGGAAAATTTCCAGTTAAACTTCTATAATCGCGGCCAAAAAATGATCTAATAGAATATTGGCTTTCTCGTATTACTGCGTTAATACATACAAATTTATTTTCATTATTGTCCATTTCATAAAATGAAACTGCTGGTGGTACATATGGAGCTATACCAGTGCCTATCGCCCTTCCAGTATTAGAATTAAACACATTATATTTTGTTGGATCATCTGATGAAAAATCAATCTGGTAGCCCTTTTTATCTCCACCATATATTTCGTCATAAAGGTATGTTGTCCCGGTTGTTCTAAAATCGCTGGTAGAAAATTCTGGAGCAATTACGCCAAAATTATCTAAGGAATCATCGAACCAAAAATATGGACATACTTGTCCATCCCTATATAACGATGTTTCATATTTAGGCCTATTATGTTTTAAAAAATAAAAGATAGAAGTTTCATTTTTTCTAAATTGAAATTTTGAATCTTTTAATTTGCCAGAAAAATTTAAAATACCACAATTTTTAATGCTATTTAGTAAAATGCCAGACTCTGTCCAGTTTATATTTTGGGGAAAAACAATATTTGTGCCAGATGCCATATATCCAATGCCAAATATCTGATTTCCTATTCCTATATTTTGCGCTTGCCTTAGGGGATAAAAAGCAAAATCGTCACCATTATCTGCAGTGATGGATCCCAAATATTTAACAAAATCATTTATTCTACTAGAAGACTCAGTATTTAAATATGTATAGCCAGACCCACTGATTCTAGTTAAAAAATCGCTAACAAGTGGATGCTTTATGTCTTCAAATAGCATAACATATTATTCATAGTAACCAAACATAGTTATATTTATGTCTGATATTCCAGATAGTGGATTGTACAAATCAATTCCTACCCTATTTCCATAAGGAACTTTAAATCCAATACCAAATGATTCATTATATAATTGTCCAGTATTTAAACCAAATTTTGGTCCAATTATTTTATTGCTAAATTTATCTTTATGGTAAAAATTTCCAGTCAATATGCCAGAGTATGGGGCATTTCTACTACCAATAAAGCCTGTCATTATTCCAGTACCATATTCTTTTGTAACAAACTCAACATTTCTCCAACCAACAATTCCAGTGATTATTCCAGATCCAGATGTGGAATAAATATCTCCAATAAAATTTTCATTTCTATAAGGATTTGAGCTAAAGCCTGAATATAAAAATCCTAAATTATTATCAAATCCAGAAAATCCAGAAAATCCAGAAAATTGCGAACCGGATGGAAAGAAAAATTTTTGACTTCCAGTTATAAATCCGCTACTGCCACTTGGTCCTGTAAATTGGAAAAATTGTTCAAATACATCCTTGTATCCACTTATAAACCCAATTATATATTCTTTTCTAATTCCAGTAACTCCAAAACCGCTGAACCCGCTTTCAAATGGATAGAATCCACTATAACTATTTCCGTACTTTGTAAATGCAGGGTTATCATCAAATTTTGGAAATTCATAATATGGCGGATAGAATGGGCCTATTGGAAATCTATATATATTATTGTCCAAATAGTATCCACTTATGCCAGAAACTGTTGGTGAAGATGCTGTGGGTATAAAATTTATTTTTGCATCAGTTCTAACAAAGCCAGTTATGTCTTGCCTCCCAGAAACATTTCTTTTTCCAAATATAGAAATTAATTGACCAGTATATCCAAAACCATCATAGCTTTGTCCAGAAAATGAAGTCTTGTATAAATCTCCTCGCAATCCGCTATAATCAAAGCCCAAACCAATATCAACATTTGGTCGTCCAGAAAATCCAGAAAATGGAATGAAAATGTTTGCTGCTCCAATTATGCCAGTCATAATGCCATAAGTATTCGATGTCAGCCCGTCAATTCCAGAAAATCCACTTCCAAGAGGAAATGAAAATCCAGTATGATATGATGAGTATCCGCTACCAGTATAAATTCCATACATACCAATAAAGTTATTGAAAGAGTTTCCAGTAGGAAAAAATACTTGCACATAATCGGATGGTGTATTTATAAAATATCCACTTGATCCTGATATGATATTTAGATTTTGAAAACCTGAAAATCGACCGATAGAATCCATATAGCCACTCATGAAACCAACTATATTATAAGAAATTGGCCTATCTGATGGAAAAAAATATTTTTTACCATTAATAAAGTAACCACTTGATCCAATTACAAACCCAGTTAAGTCTAGCCTAAATATTCCAGTATCTATCCCAGAGCCGGAAACTCCAGTGGTAATAATGGAAAGGCGTTTGAATGTGCCGTATTGATCAGTATAGCCGCTTACAAATCCAGATATTGGCTCTATAAAAGCCCCACTTCTCCATCCTATACTTTGCAACATTTCCCCAGATCCAAATAGTGAATCTCCGTAGCCGCTATATATTCCATTTAATATTGTTTGATTGTTTAATATTTGAAATCCTGTATATGAAAAGCCAGAAGTGTTGGAAAATCCATTTTGCCCAGATAGTCCAGAAAAATTATTTCCTGTTGGAAAATTTATTTTATTTTCATTTAAATAATAACCACTCCATGATGAAAAATCCATATCTGGATCGCATGGGTCGCATTTTTGTTTTGCTAAACTTTTAGATAATACATATAATGGTTCATTTTGAGCTACGCCACTAATATATCCAGTTATTAGTTGGGTGTATGTTAATTTGTCAATTCCAGTCGTTGAGCAGTATATTCCAACACCAGTATATAGCGAATCCCATTGAGAATATTCTTCATGAATACTGTCTCCATAGATAGGAGCATTTTTTGCATAAAAATTAATTTGCTTAGGCATCCTATCAAAATGAGCTGCTGCTGGAAAATATCCCAACAAATGAATTGAGATAGAGCGCATATCTTCGGGTGCATTATATATATTTAGCCCTATAATTCTGTCACGTTCAATTTTATAATTTATAGGGTTATGCTGTATGATTTGCTTTGGTTGTAATTCAAAGTTTGCAAATACAGTTGTATCTATTGATGATGATGCTGGGCGTTGATAAAATCCACCCCAAAATATTTGATTTCCGGTACTTGGCTGGCTGCATGTTACAAGCATTCCAGTAGCCATAAAAAAATCATTCAAATACGTTTCATTTAAATAATCTCCTTGCTGTGGCCATTTGGAGTAAAATGATATCGGAGCATAGCCTTTTATAAAAAATCTATCTGAAAGTTGTATTCCAGATGTATTTTTTACTAAATTATTGTTAATATATAAACTGCCATTATTTGCGGTTAATATATCGCCATTTAGGTTGATACTCTCAATTGAAAAAACGCTTGCCATTATTTTTATTACATTACTGATCTATCCATTGCCACCTGAAAAGATTGTACTATTTTATTAAAATTAAATATATCATTATCTGAAAGACCGTATCCAATACTGGCAAATGCAATATTGGCTCGTAGTGGTGATGTGTTTAGGTTTTCATACCCATCTCCAAATATTGTTAACGTTCTCTGGTTTGCTGTGTGTATTTCTGTTGGAAGTAATGGAAATTGCTCTCCAAAAATAGAACCATTGAGATAACATTTTGCGTATTTTTTTTCTTTATTGTTGTTATTTGCTATTAAAAAGCCATTTCCAGAAATTGAATTATTTAACATATTTTCATAAATCATACCAAATCCACCGCTATTGTTTAGCACATTATAAACAAATCCAACTATACCATTTTCTTTATTATAATTTATTTCTAGCGCGCCAACGTCTCTTATGGCAACAAGTCTATTTTGTGTATTTGCCCCAATAAGTCTTCCTCGCCCAATAGTATTGGTTATTGCTGTGCGCGTATACGCGCTTAAATGAACGTTTGTAAAATCGCTTAAATCAACCAATTTAATTCCTGTCAATCCTATCCCACCATTTCCATTAATACCAAATTTATTAAATATAATAGATCCGCTCCAGCTAATTTTATATTTATATGGATCTATTAAATTTAAACTGTTTTTTTCAGAACTACCATCGCCAACGAATGGATATACTGCAACAAATTTTTCCCATAAATTTGATTCGTACAGTGCGTTTATCAATTCTGTTATTGCCCCTATTTGGTAAGTTGGAAGGTTTCGTGGCTTATTAATTAGCGAAAAATACTGATTGGCTACAAGTATGAATTTATGCTTTTCAGAAGATCTTTGATTGGCTATAATCATACAGTTATTCTATCCAAAGAAAATGTTAAATATAAATTAATTATTTGATCTTCATATTTCATTTGTGGATTGTTGAATTTATAATACCACGCAGAGTATGGAAGTGTTAATCCGCAATCAAGATACGCCCCTGTATTTTCGTATAAAGTAGGCTTAATGTATTGCTCGGGTCTATATGCGTTTCCTTGACCATCCGCAATGGTTCTTCCACCGCAAACCGTTCCTTCTGATGCGCCACATATAGAAAAACCATTAATTCCAGTATCTTGATTTGGATAAGGTCCAGGAAAAATCATTTGAATATCTATGCTTTTTGGCCATATTGCAGATGGACGGTTATGCGCTATATAATTGTACACGCGCACACCAGAATGTGAGTATAGTGGCCATGAAGGGCTTTGCATTAATCCTTTGCTTGAATAGTATCGTTTTTCAAAATAAGATCGTTTATTTAGTCCGGTTCCACAGTCTCCAATTTTTGGCTCAAGAGTATCACAAAAACGTATTTCATCATCAAGCTGCGCGCTAACAATTGGAGAGGTTGTGTTTGTTTCTGGAAAAGAGTCATTAAAATTTACCCCACCACCGCTAACTCCACTTGCTACCATTAATGCAGATAAGTGAGCATTTGGTTCCGCCAGATTATCCCATTGGCTTCGGCTATATTTTGAATAGTTTGTTCTATGAAGTGGCCACCAAATTCCAATACCTGGGGTAACTTTTCCATCCCCATCGATTGTGCCAAACATGCTTGTTTGTTTGCCTATTAGTTTTAATTGACCGCTTCCGTTAAATTCTCCATGAGTTATATCGTCGCCGGTAACTAAAATTGGGTTAACTATTGCAGGTATCTGCATATAAACATCATATCTTAATTTTAAAAATTCTCCTGTGCTTAAAGTTATTGGGTTTGTAATATTTTTAAATCCAATAGTTCCTGTAATATACCCGTCAAGTTTTAGTACGTTTCTTGAGCCAATAATTCCTGTCATGCTACCAGTTAATATCCCGCTAGTTGGATAAAAACCACTACCGTATAAAGAATAGCCTTGATCGAATCCAGTGTATTGAAATCCACTACTCGTATTAAAATATTTTCCAGTGAATCCAGAAAATTCATTAAATCCACCAGATGAAAAATATAAAGTATTTGTTATCCCATCTTGCAAATAAATTCCACTAAGTCCACTTGATTCTGCTGGATAAGATGATAATGTAAATGGATAAAAATTTCCGCCACTTAAATATCCACTTATAAATCCAGTTACTAGCTCTGTAATATTTTTAGGGTTATAAACAAAACCTGTAGTGCTGCCGCTTTGATCAATTAAAAACATACCAGAATTTTCTGGCCAGTTATATCTCCATCCCAATTCAAATGATGGCAATCCACTAAGTCCATTATAAAGTGGATCCGTTGGTTTTCTTAAATCATACTGATTATTATCTACAAATACACCGCTAAGATCCATTCCAGTAATTCCCATACTTCCGCTGTTTGCATATATATATCCAGAAACTCCAGTCTCTTTAGTAAATACAAATCTTGACCATAGCCAATTTCTTTTTCCGGTAGGTAACGCATCAGCAATGCCAGGCCGAAATCCAGCTTCTGAATAAGTTACTATATTATTTTCAATACCAAAGTCGTAATTTTTACTAATAACGGCCATGCCTGATTCTGGATAATAAATGCCCGTGCATTGATTAAAAAATGGCCTTATATATGAAGTTGATTTTAATGGAATTTGTAATCCAGTTTGTTGATAGTTTGGCGGGATGGAACCTGCACCTATATGCATTGCTCCTCTTGTTATTCCTGCCAATGATAGCCCATTATCGCAATATGCCTTTACTGCCCCACCAGAAGGAGAATATAAATAAATAAGTGATTCTAGCCAATGATCTAGAATCATATTATTTTTAAGTTTTTCACCTAATGGAAAATAAGATTCTATACCATTTTCACCAGACTTACATACTTCGATATTCCACTTTGCACCAAAATATGTATTTATATTCGCGGTATTCATTTATATTCTATTTATAGATTGTCTTAATCCTATTACAATTTTTTTTGATGATTGTTTAATTTGACCATTATTAAATTTCCACAACCACCCATCAATTGTGTTTTGTCTTGGGCTAGTATCAGAACCACGAAGGACTGTAAATAATATTCCTTCAGTTAATTCATTATAAATTGGATTATTATAATCAAATATATATTCAATATCTCTATAAAAATTTCCATCTATATATTCTGATGGATTTATTGTATTTAAATTTTTTTCTAATCTATTGCCAATCCATTCGGATATGATTTTTGTGTTTGTATCGTTAAAGTTGCTTATCCCTGGCGCTAACAAATATGCGGTTCCAAAACATTCTGTTTGACATGTGGATATCTCGGCGCAAAAATTTTCATAAAATGGTATAAAAGAAGCACGAGGAGAATCTCCGAAAACAATTACAGGGTTCCCATTCGCATCAAAACTGCCAAATATATCATCAAATCTTCCGCATAATTTCATTAAACCAGACGCGTTAAAACTGCCTGACGATAAATTAATATTATTTGGGGTTACAATCATATCCGAACCAATTGTAAAATCATAAAATAATCTAATCCATTGCCCATAATCTAGCCGCAAAACTCTTGGTAAAAGAAATTTTGAAAAAAGAGTTTTATTATTTCGCCAGTTTGAAAATAGGCCAACTTCACTAATTTGAGTATTCGGATCTCCAATCTCTATTGTTGGAAAGTCATATACCTTTCTGTACGTGCGCGTTCCGTTCGTATAATTATCTGTAATGCTACAAGAATCATCATTAATTATAGAAGTTTCTGCAATTTCATTTGTTAATGATATGTCAGATTCATTTGCTGGCAGCAATCCGTTTCCATATACAGCGCCACCAATTAAAAATGATGGTATTGTATTCCAGTTAAAAATTGAATATTCGCCATAATATTTGCCAGCAATTAACAGATCTAAGCCTTGATTTAATATCAGATTTTTTTTCATTTCTTTTCCAAATGGAAAAGATTCGTTACCGTTTCTATCTAAAATAGAAATATTCCATTTTCCACACACTTTGGTTTGTGGTTCTTTATAAAATTCTTGAAATTGTTTGACTAAAATATTCATTTATAATTCTACTAAAGACTGTATTGATACGGTTGTTTTTGAAGTATCTGCGCAAAATACCCGCACTGGGCCGAAAACTTCGATTCTTGAAATATCTACGCTTGCTGAAAGCGCATTTATTTTCTTTTGTTGTTTTGGTGGCATTTCAATATTTAAATATTCACGATATGGCTTTGTTGGTTGTATAAAAATTTTATTTATTTTAATATTTAATGTTAAATATTGGTCTATAAGATTTTGCTGGAATGTTTTTAATATTATTGGCTCAACACTTCTTCCAAGTATTTTTTGGAACTCTTGAATAATATTATATAAAACTTTATTCTCTTGATCTGTTAATTCATATCCAATACTTGCAAATCTTATATTTGCCCTTGCTTGTCCATTAGTAGACGTGAATCTGCCATTTGTGAATAACAAGAATGGAAATTGAGATATGTTTGGTATTTGAGCGGTATTTCCATTTACAGTTCTGGTTGATACTTGATTTATTGGTTGCGTTGAGACATCGTTAATTACCCCCTGTCTTCCATATAAATTTCCATTCACATAGCATTTTATGCCATTTACACCAACAATAAAACCATACGTTTCTACATGTTGAAACTCTGAACCATCTGTTCCTGCAAATCTCACTGATGAATTGGATGAATAACCACAGGAATAGGTGAAGATTGGTGCCCTGTCCCATAATGTATTTATTTGTGAATTTAAAATAGGAGCTAATGACCTTAAGTAAATTGTATGCATCCATCCCTTAGTCGGGTCACTTGCGGGTGAAGATCCTATTATTGGAGCGGTATCATTTGTGTTTTGCCAATACGTCGAGTTATATACTGATATATGTATATCATTATCACTAAACCAGCTTGGGGCAACCATAGTGTTGCCATATCCAATATTGCTATTTGTAACTCCAAATTTATCGTGTTTTAAATCATTTTGATTATACCACACTATAGTATGCCTCTGTAAATTTTTTAAATTTAAAGAATGTGTTTGTGAGCTTTTTCCAACAAATGGGTATATTGCTTTGAATTTATCCCAAAGATTGTTTTGTAAAAGTTGCCTTGTTAAAAAATCAATTGCATTTATTTCGGATGCATCGAGCTGGGCATTTAAATTTTTACATTTATTTATAAATTCAAACGCTAATGGGTGAAGAACATCTTTTGACTGTTGAAAATTTGTTGGCATTGGTAAATATTACAGATCTTATAGCGCGATACACCTATATTATAAATTTAAATATTAATTATTCAATTAAATGAAAAATGATATTATTTGTAATTAAAACAATGTAATTGCTATTAAGCGTATGTCACATCAAAAAAGAAGTAAAAAGGTACGTATTGAGGATAAAAGTCCAAAAATATATCAAAGAGACAAAATTGATTTTGAATTAAAAGTAAGAGAGTTGGAGTGGACTAGCAAGCAAAAAGAATTTTTTAATTTAATTAATAATAAAGAAGCCAGAATTGTTTTTGTAAGTGGACCAGCTGGCTCATCCAAAACATTAATTGCTGTTAGGGCCGCACTTCAAATGTTAAATGATAAAAAGGTCTCTGATATTATATGTGTTAGAGCGGCTGTAGAAAGTGCCGATTCAAAGCTTGGATATTTGCCTGGCGATCTGCAATCTAAATATGATGTCTATATGATGCCATTTGCTGACAAGCTAGAAGAACTTTTGCCAATTGATCAGATAAAAAGATTAAAAACAGATAATAGAATTACAAATCAGCCTATTAACTTTTGTCGTGGACTGAGTTTTGCAGCAAGGGTAGTGCTTATGGACGAAATGCAAAACGCCACATTATCAGAGTTTGCCACATTACTTACAAGAATTGGAAAATTTACAAAAATGATTATATGTGCAGATTCATCGCAGTCAGATCTTCCATTTAATAAACAGGGTGCTTTTGATAAAATTGTTGAATTATTCTCATGCGAAGAATCAAAAAGGATGGGAATCCATCATTTTCAATTTACAGAGGATGATATTTTAAGATCTGAGCTTTGCAAATTTGTGGTTAAAAAAATAACAGAGCGCAAAAAAGAAGATGCAATCAAATTAGCTGAAAAAGAAAAAGAAAAGAAAACTAAAGCTCATAGCACAAACATTTCTCAAGTTTATCAAGATAGCTGGTGCCCAAGCCAAAAATTATAAAATAAATTAAAATTAGATTTTTATTCTATTATTTTGTAGAATAATACATAATAAATTTATTTTAATTATGTTAAGTTATTTTTGTCCAAAGTGTGGCGGTAAAAACCTTTACCAATTTCAAAAACCAAAATTTTGTTCTCATTGTGGGTCTTCATTTTCTATTGTGGCACCGCAAACAAGTATTATTAAATCAAATCAATTTCAAGTTAATATAACAAATCCAATCGCTGTAAATAAAAAGGATAGCGTTGATCATGTGGATGAAGTATTTGATCCTGAAATTATTGGTGATTATAGTTCAATGCGTGGCCTTGATGTAAATATAGAAAAAAATAATCAAAGCAACGGAATTAGGCTTGGCGATTTAGTATCAGATGAGCCAAGCCAGAAAAAACAATCTACATCTATAAAGCAATCAGCGAAGCAAAAGCGTGGAAGAAAAAAAATAGCAAAAACACTACCTGAAAGTTTTGTTTCTGAAGCTAAGATGTCAGGTCGAAATTATCAAAATAATATTGATATGATAGATAACGAAGAATAAGTATGGAACGCCCATCTTTCGAGTCCTGCTTGGATATAATAAATCAAGAGATAGCTAAAAGACGTTCTCAGTGGAAATTAACATCCATTGCATGGATGGATTTTAATGATGTAGAGCAAAAGTTAAGACTGCATATTTTTAAAAAATGGGAAAAGTGGAATCCAGAGATGGCGCTACTTCCGTGGCTAAATACTGTTATTACAAATCAGATTATAAATCTTGTTAGAAATAATTACTCTAACTATGCCCGACCATGCTTAAATTGTCCACATAATGCTGGCGGAAATAATTGTAAATTATATAATGTTCAATCTTCTAAATGTGCTGATTATGCAAAATGGGAGAAAACAAAGAAACATGCTTATGATGTTAAGTTGCCAGTTAGCGTAAATGATGAAAGAATTTTTGGTGAGGGCAATGAGTTTGATGCTCGCGCATCAGATTCCAGCGGTTTTGATTTTGAATCGTTTGTTCCAAAAGTTCATAGCGAAATGTTAAAATCTTTAACGCCAGTTCAGCAAAAGGTTTATACATATTTATTTGTAGATGGATATCCAGAAACAGAAGTTATAACAATGCTTGGTTATAAAAATGGATCTACAAAAACTGGATATAAATTTGTTAAAAAAATAAGAGCGCAGATTGTAATAAAAGCAAAGAAAATTGTCAAAGAAATGATAATGTAATATGTCTGATTCAGTAAATTTTGAACTTTCTGAAGAGCACAAAAAGAAAGTGCTTGATTTTTTTTCTGTAGATTTGGAGCCTGAACTTTCAAACATTGTCAAGAGTGTTTTTGAAAATGATGCTCTGGATGGAAAAACAAAAGAAGCTAGGGCAATTAAAGCCTTCTGCAAAGAGAGTGGGCTGAAATTTAAAACAAGAACGGTTATTTTAAAAGGATTTATTGATTTAACAGAAGAGCAGGTTATTTATATACAAAATAATTTTAGAGTTAAAAGCGCGCTAGAGATAGCAAAAGAACTTTTTAATAATGATGCTCTTACCAATTTAAGTCAAGAGTATAGAACAATTAATGCAAAAATTGAAGAAATTAAAGATACTATTAAAAGAGATAATATACCGCAGCCAAAAGACGAACTAGAAATTGTTAATATTAATTATAATCCAGAAGAGTTAATAGATTCTGAATATAAACCACCAAAAACTTTAAAACAAACAATTGAACGCGTAAATAAATATTTAAATTATGGATATAACGAAGAGGTATTAAAAAAACAACAGCTTTTTGAAATGCAGCAGCTTAAAAAATATTTAAATATATTTCGCTTCATATATCAAATTAATACTTATAAAATTCAAGGAGATCGAGATCTTTTTGAAGATGCTTTTATTCGATATACTCATGATAAGCCAGATTTAACACAGGAAGATTTGGATCAATTTATTACTTTGTGCAATCAAATTGTAAGAGCGGCTGAAATTCAAAGGCGAATAGAATCTCTGCGCGCAACCATGGCCGCAGGAGAAATTTCTATGAAAATGAACGAGGCTATAAATGTACTGCAGACTGAGCTTAATTCATGCGAAAATATTAAAACAAAATTATATAACGATTTAACAACAAAAAGAAATAAACGCTTAGAAGAAAAAAGCGATGGATTTGAAAAGCTTATAAATTTAGTACAAGCTTGGAAAGATGAAGAGTTTAGAAAAAAAACAATACACCTAGCTGATCTAGAAAAAATGAAAATAAAAGAGGAGGCTGGTCGTATTAATTCAATGAGTGAAATAAAAGCTCTTCTTCGCGGAGCAACAATAGAAGAATTGGTGGGTTAATATGGAACTTAAATGTGAATTTTGCACTAAAAAATTTAGTGGCGTGATAGAGCTTTCAAAACATTTAAAGCAACACAAGATATCTCAAAAAAGATATTTCGAACAATTTTATCCCAGACATGACCTATCAAACAAGAAAAAAATACATTTCAAATCAGTAGAGCAGTATTTTCTTTCAGATTTTGAAGATAAAATTTCTATGAAATCTTGGCTTGCTAAAGTTGGTAAAGAAAAAGCTTTAGATTATATATCTGGAAAAATTAAAAAATACTGTGATATTAAAAATTTAAAAAATGCACCACCAGAATTTTTTGTACAAACAGTAAGCTGTTTACCATCAATTAGGTTTATAGAAAAATTATGCTCGGCTAACTATAATGAAATATGTATCAAAAGCAATAAAGAGTCTAAATATGATTATTATAATTTAGATATACGAGCTACTAATTCAAAACCTGCAAAGCAAATAGTAATTGACACCCGCGAAAAAAGACCTTTAAAATTTGCAAAAGATTTGAGAAAAGTAAATGTTGCGCTTGATTATGGCGACTATGCATTATCTCCAGCTTCAAGAATTGTTATTGAGCGTAAAAGTTTCAGTGATTTTTTTGGAACTTTTGGTGCCAACCTTGAAAGGTTTGAAAGGGAACTGTTAAGAGCGCAAAATAATAATGGATATATTATTATAATGGTCGAAGCATCATATAGCTCTTTGGCCTATAATAAAAAACGGTGGTTTGCAACAAGCCCAGAGTATATATTTCATCGGGTTAGAGATTTATATAAAAAATATGAATGTTTTCAAATTGTATATTGTGATGGCAGAAAGCATATGACTGATTTAATTTTAAAAATTTTAGGCCTTGGTGATGAAGTTAAAAAAATAGATTTGCAATATTGCATTGAAAAAGAAATAATATAGTATGGCAATTTGGGCAGGAAATCAACCAGTAAAAGATATAGCAGATGTAAATAAAGAACTGCTAAATCTTCATGGAGAGCTTGATGATAGAACGGCTAAAATAACTTTAGCAAAATTTTTGCGCCATAATATTGGATTTACATCACAATTAATTCTTGGTATTAATATGGAGCCTATGCAGGTTATGCATATAAATGCAATGTTTGAAAAGAATAATTGCATGCTTATTTTTAGTCGTGGTGGTGGGAAATCTACTTTAGCTGGTTGGTATTGTATATTAAAATGCATATTTGAGCCTGGTACTAGAATTGTTATTGCTTCAGCGAATTTTAGAACAAGCCGTAGAATTTTTGAAGAAATTGTAAGGCTATTAAACACAGAAGAAGCTCAGCTTGCAAGATCATGCTTTGACAAAAAACCATATTTAAGAAACGATAAATTTCAATGGGACGTTAATGGTGGATATATATGCGCCATTCCACTTTCTGAAGATACGCGAGGTATGCGCTGTGACGTTCTTATCCTTGATGAGGTTTTGCTATTATCTCCACAGATGATTAATGATGTATTAGCACCATTCCTGTCTTCACCAAGAGATGCTGCGTTTAGAATTAAAGTTAGAAAATTAGAGGACGAGCTAATTAAAGCTGGCACATTACATCCTAATAATAAAATGATTTTTGAAAATGCCGCGCAAATGATTTGCTTGTCATCTGCATCTTATCAATTTCAGCATTTATATAAAATGTACTCTGACTGGAATGATTTTGTAGAACGTCCAGATATTTTGACGATGAATAATAAGGAAGAGGAAAGGCCAACTTATTTTATATCACAAATGGGATGGGAAGCTATACCAGCAACCATATTAAACCGAGAGTTTATTCAGTCACAAAGAGCAAGTATATCAGAAGATTCATTTCAACGCGAATATGGCGCACAATTTCGTGATGGTGGCGATGGATATTTTTCCATGCGTAAAATGAATGAATGTACCATTCCAGATGGTGAATATCCACATTCTAAAGTTACTGGTGATCCTTTAAAAAAATATATATTATCAATTGACCCAAATTATTCAAAAAGTGCATCATCAGACTTTTTTGCAATGTCGGTTATAGAGATTGATGAAGAAAAAGAAGAAGGGGTTTTGGTACATGGCTATCAAAGAATTGGCGCAGATTTACAGGACCACATAAAATATATCTATTATGTATTAACGCATTTTAATACGGTTTTAATTATAGCAGACTCTTCAAACATAGATACAATAATTGATGCATGCAATGAAAGCGAATTGTTTAAAGGTGCAAATAAGAAAATAACATATATAACAGAATGGGATTCTACTAAAGATGGTCAGGATCAAGTGGATATGCTTATTAAAGCAAAAAAACAATATAGTCCAGACATGGGATGCATGTGCATTAGACAAACGCCAAGCACGGATTGGATTATGAGATCTAATTCTTATTTGCAGTCATGCATTGATCATAAAAAAATATGGTTTGCTTCTCGCGCGAGCAATCATCCAGAATATATGTCTTATATGTTTAATTTAAGAATTCCATTAAAATTAGTATTTCCTCATGGATCTGGCGTTATAGAGGGCGACTCTAAAGAAGATAATAGAAAATTATCAATAAGAGAATTTATTGAACTTCAGGATGATATTATTATTTCAACAAAAGAACAGTGTGCAAATATTGAGGTAACATCAACCTCCAGAGGTCATCAAAGCTTTGACCTTCCAAGATCGGCCAGAACTTCAACGGCAAATAATAAACCTAGAAAAGATAACTATAGCACCCTATTATTAGGAAACTGGGGCGTAAAGTGTTATTTTGAATTAATCAAAACCCATGTTCAAATTAAAAGAGAACAGTTTATACCAACTCTAATTTAATTTAATTTTTAAATAAAATGAATTTCAGAATACATTACTGTAATAAATAACTGCATATGATATCTAAAAAAGGTACAAGGTCTAAAAAGAGCAAAAGGGAGATTTCGGAGCCATTAACAGCTAGCTTGGATGATTATGATAAGCTAATTGGCTCTTGCGATACGACTCCAGAGAGAGGCTCAAGGTCAAATTCTGCTGGTAGCATAACCAGAATTCAAAGATTTGCTAATCTTGAAGCTGGCGTTGCTCCATTTTTATATGAAAAAAATAGCAGTAGATATGCTACAAATATCTCATTGCAAGATACTATTTTATTGTGTCAAAAGGCATATTGGAATGTGCCAATTTTTAGAAACACAATTGACTTAATGACAGAATTTGCAATCTCAGAAATTACATTTTCTGGCGGAAACAAAGAGTCAAGAAACTTTTTTAATATTTGGGCTGAAAAAATTAATTTGTGGCAGTTAACCGATATGTTTTTTCGAGAATATTTTCGTAGTGGAAATGTTTTTGTATATAAACTATTTGGAGAATTTCCAAGAGAAAGTTTGCGAAAACTTCAACAAATGAATATTGCGGAAGCTGCATTGAAGGTGCCACTTAAATATATTATATTAAATCCATATGATATACAAGTATTAGCTTCTTCTAGCTTTACTGCGCCAATATATAGAAAAAGACTAAATTCTTTTGAGATTGGTGCCCTATTAAGACCAAGCAATGAAGAAGATAAGAAAATAGCATCTACAATACCAGAGCTTAGAAATATAAAAAATGGAAATCAGTCTTTGGAAATTTCTTTGGACTCTGAGCGTCTTGTTAGTATTTTTTATAAAAAGCAGGATTATGAGCCATTGGCTGTTCCGATGGGATTCCCTGTATTAGAGGATATAAACTGGAAGCTTGAGCTTAAAAAGGTTGATATGGCTATTTCTAGAACAATTCAACAAGCTGTATTATTAATTACTCAAGGCGATGAACAGCTTGGGCCACCAAGCCAAAAAAGCCAGGAAGTGCTTCGTAAAATTTTTGAAAATGGTAGCGTTGGAAGAGTTTTAATAGCGGATTATACAACAAAAGCACAATTCGTAATTCCACAAATTGGCGATATTCTTGATCCAAAAAAATACGAAATTGTAGATAGAGATATTCGACTTGGCTTAAATAATATTATTTTTGGCGATGATAAATATGCAAATGCTAGCGCCAAAATGGATGCTTTCTTTAAAAGACTTGAATTTGCAAGACACGAATTCATGAATAAATTTTTAGAGCCACAAATTCGTGATATAGCAAAAACTATGAATTTTAAGTCTGTTCCTGTTCCAAAATGGAAAACACATAATTTTAGAAATGATTCGGCTGTGCTTTCTAGGGTATATACTAGACTTCTTGAGCTTGGAGCAATTTCCCCAAAAGATGCAATATCTGCAATTAATACTAATGTATTGCCAGAGCCTTACGAGCTTGAAGAGTCTCAAAAGGAAATGATTTCAGAAAAAGAGCAAGGATTTTATGCACCATTATTAAATCCAAAGCAGGGCGTAGAACAATCTGGAAGGCCATCGGGTATATCGACAAAACAAACAACGCAAAAAATTACTCCAGCTGGTCAGAGATCTGTTGCGTCTTACAAATTTAGTACTACTCTTATCGCCTCTGTATTAAAAGAAAAAGATGAATTAGAAAATTTAATTTCTGAAACGCTAAAGAAGAAATATAAAATTAAAAAATTAAACCAATCACAGAAAAAAATATCTTCTGATATAGCTAATATAATTATTTCTTCAGAAGAAAAATCTGAATGGAAAAATAAAGCCAATCAATATATTGAAAATCCAGTTCAAGATGTGACAAAAAATAATATTTCAAAAGAAATTTTTGATATTGCTGCACATCACGAAATTGGACAAGACGAAGCTGCAATTCTTTATCACGCTAAAAAATGAGAACATTAATTCGCGCTTCACAACTTCACCCAGATATTTCTGGCTTAGTTAAAACATACGGAGATCCTTTATATCCAAATTATAGCAATTTAAGTGGAGTTTCTGGATTAAAATCTGTTCCTATTGGAAATACGTTATTTTTCGCACTAAATGGCGAAAATGGAAATTTTGTTCAATCTTTGGGCGGATTGGCTGGAAATGTTTCTGTCACTGGAGTAAGCGGAATTTATACGAGAGTAAGCGGAAACACAATTTATATTGGATCTTCTGGCGGTGCTGGAGGAGGATTTAGCTTTCAGAATATTTCTGGATATGGAAATGTTGATGTTTGGCCAATTAATTTATCCACATTGGCCATTAGTGGGATTTCTATTACTGGGGCAAATAGTATAGAAACAGTATATAATTCTAATAAAACTTTATTAACAATTCGTAATTCTGGTATAGGAAAATTAAACAATGCCACTGGTAACATATCTTTAATTGGCAGAAATGGCGCTCAAGTTACTGTTACAGGCCAATCAATTTTTATTGATGCAGGTCAAGCAGCATTTTCTGGGGTAAATTCAATAAATGGACTTCAAGGAAATCCAGTTTCTTTGATTGGAACTTCAGATATTAATCTAAACACCGTTACTGGATTAAACAGTATTTTTGTTGGATATACGGGTAGAGGCTGGGGCGTTAATCAGTTTTTTGCAGGTAATAATTTAAATATTAATTATATTGGCAACGAGAATATAATTAATCAAAATACATCATGTTTAATTGATGGAGATCGCAATAGGTTGCAGGGAAATACTGGCATAAATACTTTTAATTCAGTTGATTCTAGATATTTACAAAATAGTTTTTCGACTTTTGTAAATAATACTGGAAGTAATTTTGTTAATGTAACAGGGTCTTCATTAATAAATGGAATTTTTAACAATCAAACATTTAAACACCCATATGCTGTTGCTTTTGGTGGGTCTGTAGATAATACATTTACTACAAATATGCATATGAAAGCTTTCTTATCTGGAAAGGAAATTATGAAAACCTTGAAAGTTCCAAAAACTTCATATTCTGGAATTTTTCTTCAAACGGGAACAATTTTATTTGGCGAGATAAATTATATGGCCGTTAGGTATGATATTACAGATTTTGATGCAAGTTTTGATGCAAAAAATTTTGGAATATATGGTAAAAAATATTTCATGGCTCAACGTGCAACAAATTTACAAATTGATATAAAAGACGAATCAGATCTTTTTGGTGGCACAAATAAATATAACATTTTTTTGAGCGGAGGAAACGATGAAAGATTGTATGTATGGGCAAGTGGATATTCTGGAAATGATCCTGGGGATGGTCTGGATGGCGTTCATGATGTTATTTTCACTGCAAACTTAAATTTCACAAATTTTAGCGTTTCTCCATATATTGAATAATGAAAAATAGAATTAAAACATCTAGTTCACATCTGAATGTTGCCTCTATTTTTATGAGCGGCAGCCATGTGACAGTTGATGATTGGAAAGAAACTTTACTTATTGATGGAAGGCCATTGGCTGTGCCTGGAGCAAATCCATTTATTGTATTGCCATACGAAATAGGCCTACAGCCCCCAAGTTATTTTGCATCTTTTCCATATACTGGAATGTCATTATATGAGGAATATACAGCATCATCATATATTGTTACTGGATGGAGCGTTTCTTTAGGAAGAAGTGGTCTTGGACCAACGCATGTAAATCCGTCAAATCCAAGTCAACTATTATTTGGCCCACTTACTGGAGATTTTTATACTAGAAGTTTGACCGATCCAAATAGCAAAACAACAGTTACTTCGTTTTGGATAAATTCTGGTGAGTTTTTTAATTTTGGAGTAATTCCAGAAACTACAATTAGCGGTGATACGATTATTGGATGGAATATATATTCTGGATTGTCTGGGGCAGAAGACTTAATAGTTTCTTTAAGAGGGAGATATAACGATATAAATGAAGCCAATGTAAGCGATGGCGTAATAATGAGTAGTGGAGATTCTGCCATTTCTTTTTTCTTGGAATATGGATCTATAACTGGAGAAACCGTTCTGGAATATTATTTGCCAAATGAATTTATAGCTACAAGATGGGGTGTTTATTCGGCATCAACTGGATCTAGTACGATTGGAAATGGCGATCCATTAACAATTCAGCAGCCGCTTAGTGGTAGATTTTATTATCGTGATCCAAAATCTAATACGCGAACAACAATAACAAATTTTACAATGCCGACTGGCACATTTGCGTCTTTTAATTTAATAGGTCAAGATAAATATATTTTACCAAGACAAATTGTTGGAATAGATATCTATAGGGGGCTAAATAATCTTACAAATTTACATATTGTTCTTGGGGGTCGCGCAATTGCTTCAGCAAATTATGTTAAAAATGTAGTAACAAAAGATATTTTTGATATTTTTTCTGGACAAGCAACTTCTACATTGAATACTGGTATTCAAATTATATCAGGATATTTAGATAATCTTTCTGGATTTTTGACAGGACTTATTGAGGCAGGAAATTCTGGAATTACAAGTTTAAATAATTCATATGGTGCAGTGAATATAGATGGCGTAAGCGGAATAGAGATTAGCAAAGATGGTTACCCATCACAAACCATAACAGTCAAATATACGAGTGGAAATTTTAATACAATTGATTTTATTCCGAACTCTGACACGAATATTCCGTACCAAGAGGGTAGATTATATTACAGCAATAATACAAAAACATTGAATATTAATAGTGGTAGATTAGTTACAATAACCCCAGAGCAAGAAGCAGCGCAACAAGCAGAAAATGAAACTATTAGAAATTTAGTTATTTTAAGATATATTTAATGTAAGGATTATATAATATGGCAAAACAAACATCACTTTTTTTAACTAAAGAAATAATAAACGCTGGACAGACATTTACTGCTTTTGGAGAAAGTGGAATTTATAAAACTATTTTTACAGCTGGTAATGATGACAGTTTGGTTAAATCAATAAACGTTATCGCTACAGTAACTGGTGCCGTCGCTCCTGCTGCATTGACAATACCGATGCAGTTTGCTATTTCTGGCGCAAATAGAAATGAGCCAACAGCAATACATCCATTTACAACCCTTAGTATTCCGCCAATGGCAGGCTCTGGAGCAACACCGCCAATAGATGTTCTTTCTGCTAGTGGATCTCCGGCATATCCAATAGACAGTGCTGGCAAAAGATATTATCCTGTTGAATCAGGAGCCCAGTTAGTTGCAAGATATATGAATAATTTGGGTCTTAATGGCCAGATTACAGTTACTGTTATTGCTGAAAATTATTAAACTATATGAGCAGTCTATTGGCAAAGCTAAGCGGCTCGTTAAATAATGGATTGCATAATGGTGCATTAGGTGGCTCTATGAAGCCATTTATAATAATGGATAAATTCAATAAGGGGATCACGCCCGGCAAGCCTCTTTCTAGCCCATCTGAGGCTATGCAGTTAAGATATAGAAGTGGTAGATACTTTTTTAGATCTGGAAGTATGTCTTCTGCTGTGCTTTTAGAATTTGAGCCAGATTATTATGAATCTAGAGGCTGGGTTTGTGTTTTTAGATCTGTATATAGATCTATCGCAACAACAAATATGCTTGGTTTGAATATTCCAATGGGCGGGCTTTTAGTTCAAAGAGACGCTCTTGATATAAGAGCTGCTGTGTATTGGACTACCCCCATACTTTATAACCCTACTGGCCCGATTGACACTGCTACATCTGGATATTCCCCAAGAAGGGTGATGCTTGGTAGCCCTGGTGGACATGGTATTTATAATACCTCTCAGCTTGCATGCGCTTGGTCGAATTCTAGTGGGTCTATTGGTGCTGGATTTGATGGAACTAATTGTGGTAGTAGTCTAAATGATTTAATTTGGGGAACTGGAACTGCAGTCGCATCATACAATAATAGAAGTGGAATTTGGTCGCATTGGATTACATGGTAATAATTATAAAAATTTTTATTTAGTCCAAATTTGGAATTTCTTTTTAAAATGTGTAATAAATAAATAATATTATGAGCGATTTCTTAAACACAATACATCTTTTAACAGGACAGCAGGCTCCATTTACTGGTCAATGGGCAGAAATTGGTCGGAGTCGTGAAAACTTATTTAGCGCTTTTGGAAATGCTTCTGGAACTATCAGATTACAATATAGGAGCCCATTTTTTATCGATCAAGGCGTTCCATTTTACGATATTGTATTGAGTGGATCTGGCTATGCCGCTCCAGTTTTTTCTACGTCTCCAATGGGAGAGGTCCGTGCAATATCTAGCGGAAGCAGTCGATACTGGTGTGCAATTACACAACAAAATTAATATGGCAAAAAAAAGTAAAAAATTAGAAGAGTATCCATTCCATATTCGCTTTGATAGCATTCAAATCAAAGCAGTATCTATGGATAAGGAAGATTTACAATATATTGCCAAAGCAAGTGCGGATAAGTTAAAAAATCTTCTTCCAAAAGATTTTGATTTTGAATCTAGTTACGATATTCTTGGGGTAGCTTTTAATGCCTATACCCCAAATCTTGGCAATAAAAATGGACATATGATTTCTGGCGAGAAAGGCATTGCAATTGCTAAAAGTTTCAAAGGAAAGTATATAAATATCGAGCATGAAAGAAAAAATGTAGTTGGATGTATTACTGATTATGGATTTTCTTCTTTTCCTGATGATCAGCCAATAGCTGAAGCAACTGCGCGCGAACTTGCTTCAGAAGGTAAGGTATTTAATGTTGTTTTGTCTGGGATTGTTTGGAGGGCAGTCAACCCTGACTTTGCCGATGTTGTATCAGAATCTGGAGATGCTACTTCAGATAAATTTGGTTCAATTTCTGCCTCGTGGGAAGTTGCATTTAAAGAATTTAATATTGCTAAAGGATCTAAATATCTTAAAGAGTGTGAAATTGTAGATGGCGAAGCCGTTAATGAATTAAAAGCCAGATTGAAAACATTTGGCGGTAATGGTGCTGACGAAGAAGGCAATCCAGTATATTTAAACTTGCAAGGCGATACTATTTTAAGCCTTGGCATTGGATTGACTGAAACTCCAGCAGCAGAAGTTAAAGGCATTATTACAACAGACAATTCTGGAGAAGACTCTGTAGATTTAAAACTTGTAAAGGTTGGATCTGAAGAGGATGAAAAAAAATGTGATAAAATTCAATTAGAAAATGTAATAACTCAGGAAGCATCAATTAATTTAATTATGAAAATAACAGACATCAAAGACATTAATGAAGATTCTATGAAAGAACTTTCAGCTTCAGCAATAACTGACTTTATCGCTGAAAAAATTGCAGAAAATTCTGAAGTATGGAAAAAAGAAGCCGATGAAAAGCAAGTTCTTGCAACAAATCTTGGCGAACAAATTGCCCAATTGCAAGCACAACTAGATGAGCTTAAGAAATCAAAAGAAGATTCAGAAACAGCTCTAAATGAACTTAAAAATCAAATCGCCGCTAAAGAAGCTGAAGAAGTATTTCAAGCTCGCATGGCAACAATCGATTCAGAATATGATCTTGCAGATGAAGATCGTGAAATTATTGCTGAAGATCTAAAAGCTATTGCTAGCGAAGAAGATTTTCAAAAATGGTTCAAGAAATTTTCCACATTAGCTTCTGCTAAGAGCAAAGCTTATAAAAAACAAATGGCCGAAAAGATGATGAAAAACGAAGAAGAAAAAATGAAAATGGCCAAAGCAAGCGAAGAAACTGTCGCTGAAGAAACAACTGTTGTAACCGAAGAAGTAAAAGAAGAAGCTAAGGCAGAAGAAGTTGTTGCCGAGGCTGTTTCCGAAGCTTCTGTAAAAAATGATGTAGCCAATGCTGCGGGTGCAGTAGAGTCTTTAAAAGATCGTATGGCTGCTGCATTTAGCGGAGATAACATCAAAATTAAATTAAATAGATAAAATTTAGGAAAAAAATAAAATTTAACTGTAATATATACTAAGAAAAAATAAAACACTATGAATATCAAACCTCTACGTGCAATCAATCAATACGACATTGTTCCGTTCTTCTCATATAACGGAGCAACAGCCAACAAAGGTACATTTGTTACCGCTGTTGGTTCTGGTCTAAACCTAAAAGACGAGCTAACGCTTGAAAATCTATCATCTGTTGATGGTACACTTTCAGCAACATTCAATGTTCCTTGGCTCGTAACCGCAGCCCCATCTGGCACAGCAAAAGCAAGCGTTCTCGGAATGCTTCTCAAAGATGTTCGCACAGTTGACGAAAATGGGTACCCATTAATTTATGATCCACGTAAGGCAGCCGAAATGGATGTAACAGTAAGCGGACAAGCCGCTCCAGTTGCAACAAAGGGCTTTGTTCTTTATAGTGGTATTGTTGGAACACCAGCATTTGGCTCTGGCGCAGCAATCGCTGATGCTGGCGACGGATCACTTAAGGTTGTTGCAGCAACGGCCGCAAACGCAATCGGACGCTTCCTAGGACCAGTAAATGACCAAGGATATGCTCCTCTAGAGTTCAATCTTAACTAATTTAAAAGGAGAATAAATAATTAAAAATATGAAAATCGAATTCAAAAATACACCAGAGCAAGTAGCCCTAATCAAGGCTATGGCATCCAACAATAAAGTCGAAGCCGCTGAAGCTCAAGAAGCTTTCGCAGCCTTCTTAAGCCCAGTTGTTGAAGAAGTTTTGATGCATGCTGGATCAGCTGCTCAAATTTATCGTGATGAAGCATACAACGAAGATGATTCTCCTTCATTCCCAATCGACACGCTTTTTGGTCAAGGATATGGCGACATTTCCATCTGGTCACAAACTGTTGGTGGCGGTCTTCCAACCAATGAAGTTGCTGGAGCAAGCGAAATCAAACTTCGTACATATGATCTCGACAGCGCAATCAGCTTTGACAAGCGTTATGCTCGCAGAGCACGCCTAAACGTTGTAGCTCGCTACATCGAATTCGCAGCTAACCAACTCTTAGTAAAACAAGAGCGCAACGCATGGGCTGTTATCATGAAAGTTCTTGCAGACGCATCAACAAGTGGAAGAAATCATGCTTTCCGCGCATCAACAGCTGGAACATTCATTCCTGATGATCTTAGCGCTCTCTGGACACTAATTAGCCGCTTCAATGCTGACTATCTTGGTGGTACATCAACAGCATCAGCAGCTGGACTTACAGATCTATATGTAAGCCCAGAAATCAAAGGACAAATTCGCGCCTTTGCTTACAATCCAGTTAACACCCGTAGCGGTGCTGGAACAACTGCTGGTAACGTTGCTCTTCCTGATGAAGTTCGTAGCCAAATCTATCGTAGTGCTGGAACATCTGAAATCTTCGGAGTAACAATTCACGAATTGCTAGAACTTGGTGAAGGTAAGAGATACAATGAACTCTTCGACTTCTTCGCTGGAAGCAAATCATTCACAAAAGCTGACGGAACAAGTGGAGCACAATTCGCAAACGCAACAGACGAACTCCTAGTCGGTTTCGACATGGCTCGTGGAGCTTTCCTACGTCCAGTTGAAACATACGACGACAACGGTGGTCAAGTTCAAACGCTTGTTGATGATCAGTTCCAAGCTCGCGCAAACAAGATGGGCTGGTACATGAAACTACGCGAAGGTCGCGTATGTCTCGACAGCCGCGCAGTAGTTGGCTTGATTGTCTAATCAAAGTTCAAGAAGTTAATCAAAGATTAAGCCCTGAGAAATCAGGGCTTTTTCTTTTTTTATATTAAATATTAATTTAGAATTGTGCCTAGGCTATTATTATAATAAATTAAATAAATAATATTATGCCAAGAAAGAAACACACATCTAAAGAAGCATTAAATCAAAATATTGAAATTGATGGAAAAATTGCTGCTAATAAGCCAACTGCTCTAGAGCAAATTTGGGGATCTGATGGTTTGTCAAAATATGGAACTATGGATTTAGAGGTATATACTGCAAAATTAAATGACATGTTGCCAGTTGATCTTCAAAATCATGCTAGAGATGTTGGGCTTAGACCAGACGTTGAATCACATATCTTAAAAGAAAGATTGGTAAATGAATTTTTGAGACATGTGGCATCGTTCAAATCCGGACAGGTAAATACAGCCTCTGTACCATCATCGGTACCAAAAAACGTTCATAAAATACTCAGAGAGGGCGCTTAATTTTGTAGATTAATTAAGCACTGATTGCGTGTAATTAATAACATGCAATACCCTAAATGGTTAAATGATTTTGTAAATAATGTCTCTTCTGATTTGGGCGACAGAGACGATTATTCTAGCACATATTTGGTTGGTTGGTTTTTAGACCCTGCAAATCTTGGCTATTTGAATAATCAAATTGATGGATGTTATCAAGTAACGCCTTATTTTTCTAATGCCGGAAAGGTTACTGGTATTGGCATAGAGCCTCAATTGGGAAATCAAGAGCAATCAATTTATAAGGCTAATTTTGATACATTTTTTTATGGTAGAGAGGCTAAAATGGCCCTTTCTGGTGCATATAATATTGGCGCATGGACTACATTAAAAGAGGGCGATTCCACAATAACAAGAGTTAATAGATCAGAGCTTGCCAGAACTTACCAAGGTTTTCGTAAGGATGCTCAAGATAATGCCAATAACTTGGTAAAACAATACTTGAAATCAAAATCCAAACCACAATCGGTTGATGGAACTGATGTTGTCGATGGCGGTTATTGGGCGGAAGCAAATCGTAGCGTGTATTATCCAAGAAGCGAACCTGGTTTATAATTTATGCCATCTTTTTTATCAGCTGCAGAAAAAGCAGAAATGTCTTCGCAATTTAATAATTTGCATGATACATTTGGAAGAAATGTTATTATATATAAAATGCCAGAGCGTATTGATATTATAAGTAATGATGATTATATTTCAGCGTATAGGGGCTATAAGCAGGGTGCCAATTTGCAGTATGATACGACACCAGTATCAGGAACATTTTTAATGAGAATACAGTGGCTAGACCCTCGTAAAGAAGAAAATTTACCAATTGAAAATCCACTACCTGGGCAATTATGTAGGCTAAAAATGAAAAAAGATGCATATGATTTTTTAAGTGGATATCAATCTTTTTATGTTGATGATTTGCCATGTGAAATAGTTGGAGTTCCAAAGCCACATGGTTTATTTGATATTAATTTTTATACAATATACGCAAAAAGAAGGGATATGCAATAATGCCAAAACTTGTCGATCCAAAACTTTTAAATTTAGCAGTTTTAAAAACGTCAAATGTTCAAAAACAAATGCGTGCAGTTGCGGAAACAAAACTAGCGAACGCAAAAATTGAACTTATAAATGATTTTAAAGCGCATCCAGTTTCTGCAGAAATTGCAGGAGGTTCATCGTCTTCAAATTCGTCTGGTACTTTGGGTGGATATGGAAATCTATTTTCTTTTATAGGTTTTGATAATGGTGATAATCCGGTAGATCAGTGGGTAAATTTTATAGAGCAAAAGATAAGAATTTTACGCAAAAGTGGCGAGCGTCAAAATGGCAATAATGGTTTTGTGCTTGAGTTTCAAGTAGATCAAATTAAAAATAATGAATATGTCTCTAATGCTGGAATGCCATGGGAGTCTGGAAAGTCATGGATAATATCTATTGAGCGCGGAATTTCTGGATTTTCAAACTTTATATCTAAAAAGCTTGGACGTTCTGGCGGCGGTATACAAGCAAAAAGTCCTGTAAGAGGATCAATATATAGAACAACAAAATACTGGTCTCCAATTTGGACAAAATTTATTAAAAATTTAAAGGAATTATAATCGCATGATGTCTCCACAGTTTTTAAATCGAATAGCACCAAGCTTCACGCTCTTTATAGATCATGAAATGCTTTATAAAGGTAATGGGTTTGTAAATGTTAATAGCGGGCAATTGTATCAAACTGAAGATCCAAATTTTCCAGATAAAAAAATTTATTCTAGTCCATATAGACAATTTGTTGCAGATAGCTCAGTTATAGGGGCAAATATTCCATCTGGAGTAAGTGCTGGCAATGTTATTATAAATAAAGGTTCGAGTGGGCTTTATATTGATTATGATATGGGCAGGACAATATTTAATGGATCTGCCCCCTCAAATCTTAATAACTTAAAACTATCATATGCTTATAAAGAATATAATGTTTATTATAACGAATCTCAAGACGAAGAGCTTATATTTGAGGCAAAATATCCAGTAAGGCCAACGGACAATTATGGAAATATTGCGAATACGCCACTTCAACATGACCAAGTTACATATCCAGCTATTTTTGTAAAAAGTCAATATACAGAAAATTTACCATTCGCATTTGGCGGATTAGATGAAACTGTTTTGGATATTAGATGTATATTTTTGGCTGATTCGCCATATTTGCTAGATGCTGGCGTTTCTATAGCCACAGATATGGCAAGAAAATATTTTCCAGTACTACATCCTAAAGATATGCCTTTTAATATTTATGGTGATTATAAAAATGGATTAAATTATAATTTTAATAATTTATACTCACAATATTGCCAGACTGGCTCTCTAATGGCGCTAGTTGAATCTGTTAAAATATCCAGATTTGCACCTTCTGTTAATAAACTTTTAGGAAATAACGCCTATGGTGGATTTGCTGATTTTACAGTGAAGTATGTGAGGCAGCCAAGATTATAACAAAAAAAATGTGCCTTTCATGCTTTTTAAATGTAATTATATAAGAGTAATACTTTAATTTAAATTAATATAAAAATATGAGCAGAAATCGAATTATTTATCAATCACTAGGAGTTTTTGCCAGCCAAACAACTGGCTCAAATGGTGCTAGAATCATGCAAACTGGCGCTAGCGACATCAAACAGTTAACCCGTGTACAGTCTTTTGACTCAGATTTTACACGCAATTTAACAGACATCAACCAATTTGGTAACTTGGCGTTCATTGATCGTCTTGATGCAGAAGCACCAACCGTTACTTCTAACGTTTCTTATTATGTTACAGATGGCCTTAATGAAAAATTTTTGGGGCTAACGGTAACAACTGGTAACCAAGCTGGAGTATCTTGCATTAAAGATATTCTTCAAAAGAATACAGATGAAAAAAATTTATATCTTTTAGTAACATCTGAAGGAAGTGATGCTTCTAGTTTTGCTGGAAGTGTTAGCGGCGTTGTTGGTATTGGAAATACATTCATCACTTCTTATACGCTTGATGTTGCCGTTGGAGATATACCTACAGCAACAGTTGCCTTAGAGGCATTAAATACAAAAATTTATGGAAATGTTACTGGAACAAATGATGTTCCTGCAGTAAATCCTGAAAATGGATTGTCTATTGCGGGTCAGTACTTTGTTTTGCCACAACATAAAACAAATGCATACGGAGCACAACCAACGGCACTACTTCCAGGCGATGCAACTCTTGATTTAACTGGCGTTGTTGGTTTTGCCGCAAGCGACTTAAAAATTCAAAGCGCTTCTATGAGCTTTGACTTAACACGTACGCCAATCAATAAATTGGGCAGTAGATTCTCTTTTGCAAGAGAAATTGATTTCCCTGTTACAGCAACTCTTTCTGTTGAAACAGAAATTGGAGATTTAACTAATGGTAGCGTTTCTGATTTATTGTGCCAAACTGGAACATACGATTTAACATTGAAATTGAAAAAAATCAACTGTTCTGGGCAAGGAGATGTAGCTATGAGCGCTACGCTAAAGGGCGCCAAATTGGTAAGCCAAGCCCTTGCTACAACAATTGGTGGAAATGCAACATTAAGTGCCGATTTCGAAGTTCCAATTGGCGGACCAGAAGATACTGTTCGCGGTATTTTCTTATCTGGAAGTTATCCAGTGGCAGCATTAAGCTAATCAATAAAACTTAACAAATAAAGGGCAGGAGAAATCCTGCCCTTTTTGTTTTTTAAGTGTAATACCTATTAAGGAAAAAGGTTTATAAAGGTGAAATTTGATATTAAAGAATTTATTAAAGGTTTTATTAAAAAATCTGTTACTCGTCTCTTTTTATTCTTTATATACTGTCTAGAAGACATTGTTGCTGACGGTCGAATGTCTGAGGAAGAATTTCAAAAAATAAGAAAAAGAATTCTTGATAATGGAAATAACTGCATAAGAGAAATTCTACAAGAGATAGAAAATTTTGATTTTGTTTTAATTAATAAGGATAATAATAAGTAAATATGAGTGAAAATATTGATAACCAAAACGACCAAAATCAGAACGAAATAAAAGCAGATTTTGATACTAAAAAATGGCTTTATGCTTTTGAGGCTAAAAATCCAAAAGGTGAAGAAAATACATTTTATATCCTAAAACCTTCGCGCTCTTTAAGGCAAATGGGCGAAATAGAATATGCAAAGCAACTTGCAAGCTTTGTGAAGTCTGGGCTTTTACCAAAAGCTGCATGGAATACTATTTTAGAAAATTTGGGTGGAACAATTTCAGAATCAGAGGCTCAGCAATATACCGATGCCAGGAAAAAATTTTTTGAATACAGTATAGAATTAAATAAACTTGAACAAATTTCAGAATTAAACGAAGAGCAGACGGTAAAACAAGCACGGCTGCAAGAGGAAATTGATCAAGTTAAAAAAGATATACAAACATTTGAACTTGAACAGATTTATATTTTTGAAAACACAGCAGAGGCAAAAGCTAGAAATATGTCGATTCAATGGTGGTTGACAGAGCTGGCATATAAAAATGAAAACGAAAAATTTTTTGAAGGCACAAGTTTTGATCAAAAATTAGACTGGTATGATGGTTTAAATTTAGATGATGAAAATGATGTCTATTTGGTAAAAATTGGTCAAAGATTTAACTATTTAATAACTTTATGGTTTTTAAATAAAATTAATCAATGGCAAGATTTTGTTTTGGTTGACTCTGCATCACAAAAAGAATCTAGTTAAAATATAATAATCCATGGATGGCCAAATTGATATATTATTGGCCGTATTAGAAGATATATCTAATGGCTATAGCAAATATGTGCTGATTTCTAGTGAAAAACAGCCAGCGTATTTTAAGCACTTAAATCATTTTGAACTTCTTGGAATAAGAAATGATTATGCTGGTAATTTAAAGCTGGCGAGACATCATGGAATTTTTCCAGAAAAAGAGCAAATTCAAACTGCTTATGATAATGGGTGGTGGACAAAAGAAAAAGAGGGTGCGCTTGAATCTACTAAAATTTCCATAGATAGGTTAAAAAAAACTCAATCAAAGCTAATTTACGAATCTGATAAGTCTAGAATATCAGAACAGATTAAAGAGCAAGAAAATCGTCTTAAGAAGTTAAAAGATGAAAGAAGTGCTTATATTGTAATGACTGCTGAAGATTGGTCTAGCAAGAAAACCGTAGATTATTTTTTGCAAAATTTTGTATTTAAAGATCAATATTTTAATAAAAGGTTTTTTGAACAGATAGATGATTTTGAATTATCTGACGATTTGCTTGTTGATGAATTAACTATTTATTACTATAAATTTTTAACAGATTTCGCAGAAAAGAAAATTAAACAGCTGGCTATCTCGTCACTTTTTCAAAATATTATTTATATTTCAGGATCAAACCCAAAAGATGTGTTTGGAAAATGTGCTATAGATTTGACAAAACATCAGTCTGATTTGCTTATTTTTGGAAAGTATTATCAAAATATTATCAAAAATTCAGATGGCAATATTCCAGATAGCATTTATGAGGATCCAGACAAAATAATTGACTGGTTTGAGGCGTCTAAAAAGCAAAAAGAAACAATGTCAGATGCCCGTAATAAATTAAAAAATAAATCTGGCTCAGATAATAGCTCTTCATTTTTATTTGGAAATAGGGATGAAGTTAAGGCCATTGGTGGTGGCGAGGTATCTGGGGATAAAATTATACAAGAAACAAATCAGAGGGGTGATTTGGGGATCTATGATTTAATAAAAAAATAAAAATTATTACATTTTTGCTTATGCGATTTTGTATTAAAAAAATGTAATTTATAGAAGGAAAAAGGATTACAAGGCATGGCAAACCCAAATATTAGCGTAGATGTTAGCGGTAATACAGCGAAGCTTAGGCAACAGATAAACCAAGTTGCTAAGCAGCCACTAGTTATTGATGTGCAGGCTGGTGGTAGGGGGGCCGCTCAACCATTAGGAAAATTAAGCGGCCAAATAACTGAAATTGATAAGTCTTTGGCTGCTGCTAATGCTCGTGTTATTGCATTCGGCGCAGCTGCTGGAAGTATTTTTGCATTACAAAATGCAGTAGTGTCTTTATTTCAGAGTTTTGTAAATACAGAGAAAAAATTACAAGACATAAATGTTATATTAAATTTGTCAGAAAAAAATCTTGCGGCTTTTGGAAGCTCATTATTTGATATTGCTGGAAATACAGCGCAAGCATTTGATGTTGTTGCAGAAGCAGCAACAGAGTTGTCTCGTCAGGGCCTTGGGGTAGAAGAAACATTAAAACGTACTGAGGCAGCGCTAATCTTGACTCGTTTAAGTGGTCTGGATGCTGCAGCAAGTGTTGCGGCTCTTACTGCTACAATGAACTCTTTTCAGAGTGCGACATTGGAAGCGACAGAAATTGTAAATAAGCTGGCTAATGTTGATGCCGCATTTGCTGTTAGCTCTGCAGATTTGGCTAATGCATTGAGTCGTGTTGGATCTTCTGCTGACGATGCTGGAATTTCTTTTGACGAATTGATAGCTTTAGTGACAACTGCGCAGCAAATTACTGCTCGTGGAGGTGCGGTTATAGGAAACTCACTGAAAACAATTTTTACAAGACTTGGTCGAGAAAAAGTTCAAGAGGTTTTGGGCGGTCTTGGAATTAGCGCAACTGATGAAAGCGGTCAGGTAAAAACACAAATTCAACTTTTAAAAGAGCTTGCATTAGTTTATGATACGCTTGGAGCTACTCAAAAAAATTATGTAGCAGAGCAGGTTGGCGGCGTTTTCCAGATTAACATCTTAAAAGCTGCTTTAGGTGATTTAGGTAAGGAGTATTCAATTTACGACCGTGCGCTTAAAACATCATTATCGAGTACCGATCAGGCCATTCAAAGAAATGAACAGTTAAATCAAACGTTATCTGCGTTGGGAACAAAAACATTGGCAAATGTTCAAAAAGTTGCTGGAACTCTTGGAGAGGGGTTATTTGGAGATGCTGCTAGAAATGTTTTAAACTTAACAAATTTATTAACAGAGTCTGTGGGAAATGCAGATTCGCAAAGCGTTGGTGGTCAGATTGGTAGAGGGGTAATTGATGGTCTTGGTAAATTTATTGCTGGGCCTGGGCTCGCTTTAGCAACGGCAATAATCGTTAAGTTATTAGCTGAGTTTACAAAGTATGGAGCAGAGGCTTTTAAAAGTATTTTGGGAACAAATCAGGCAGGAAAAGAGCAGGTGGTGGTTCAGCAAAATATAGCAAAATTTTTACAAAACAATAGCGGTTTGTATAATTCTATTTTAAAGGGGCAGGTTTCTGTTTCAACTGCGGCCAAAGAATATTTGGCAGTTATACAACAACAGACAGCAGCTTTGCAAAGGCAAAATTCTGTTGCTGCATCGATATCTAAATCACTTGCTGGATCTGTTGGGGTACAAACAATAGGAGGAAGGCAGTTTGTAGCTACAAAGACAAAAACTGCTGCTGCTGGATATTTACCAGAATCAATTGAGCAAGCGAATATTAATGCAAGAGTTGGTGGCGCAAATCCGGCAACTGATAGGCCCGTTACTATTCCGAATTTTGCATTTGGTGGAGGCAAGAAAGGTAAAATAACTGCACATACCGGAGAGTGGGTTGTGCCAAATTTTGCTGGTGGGGATGGAACTGCTATCTTTAACAAAGATATGAAAGCAAAGTATGGGTTGCCAAGTGGTGCTCGTAAAATTTCATCTTCTGGTTTTATTCCAAATTTTGCAAAAACAAAATTGCCACCAAATATTTCATTAGAAGAGGCAATACAAAGCAATCAATATTCTAGATCACAATTAAGTCAAAGATTTACGGCTGAAGCTGTTAATTCTAGACTAGGCACAGCAAAAAAACCATCTCTGGGAAAAAGTTCATCTAGTACTATTGATCTTGGCAAAACTAGTACTTTAAGTTTAATATATGGCGAAAAAGCTGGGATAAAAGATGAGACAGGATTTTTCAATACAGATCAAAAGGGCCTTATTACAGATAAAAAAACACCAAATGGAAAAACTTATAAAGTAGGATTTAAATCAAGTGGTTACAATGCCAAAGTTAAACCAGAAGATGCTCAGTTAGAAAAATTATTAGGAGATCAAGTTATTGATTTTACAAATCGATTTATAAGCATTTTCGGCAATTATTCTCCAAATGCTAGAATAAAATCAGTACAACAGCTTGCAAATTATGGATCTTTTAGAAGTATTGCTGGTAATATATTTGAAAGTGCCGTGACGCAGGCTACAGATTCTGCTGTTACACAGGCCGGAAGGTCTGGTGGATCAAGTGCTATTATTGACTTTGTTAACCCAAATGACAAATTAAGAAAATTATTTAATAATATTCCTGGAGACTACGAAGCAAAAATTGGGAATCAACAAAATTTAATAAATGATGTTGCTAGAAAAGCTTTTATCAGTAATAAATTAAAAATTAAACCTGGACAATTATCAAGATCAAAAGCTTCTGGTTTTATACCAAATTTTTCATCTACAAATCGTGGAGTTCCAGTTTCACAAATTCGCGCGCACTTTGATAAGAGTGGAAATCCAGTTGCAGTAACAAACACGCGTGACGAACCTAATGGATTAAAAGATGCAATTGGGCGCGAGCGCAAAGGTATGGGGATGTATGCTACCGGATTTACTCCAAATTTTGCAGTTGGTAGTGAAGGTGAAGCCCAAGGCGGTATTTCAGATTTTGCTAAATCTATTGGGGCAGTTGCCGCGCAAATCGCATTGTTTGCTAGTATTTCTCAATTAGGAAAAAAAGATGTAAATGAATTAAAGGAAACGTATAAGCAAAGGGCTGAGCTTGAAAGGAAATCTATATCCCAACAAAAAGCAAATCTTCAAAAAATGTCAACTATGGGGCCTGGCCCACTACAAAGAGGATCGTCTGGATATAATGCTGCCATGCTTGATATTGAGCAAAGGGCGCAAGCTCAACGTGCAGCTAGAAGGTCAGGTGCAGGCATTCTTCAACGGGGAATATCATCAGCAAAAGGCTTTAGACCAGGTATTGGAACGGCATTTGCTGCGCCAATCATTGCAGAAACAATTGCAAACGCAATACCGCAAAATACACAAGGCGGAAGGGTTGGGGCATCTGCAGTAAGTGGCGCTGGCCAAATTGCATCTTTTGCTGGAACTGGCGGAATGGTTGGCATGGCATTTGGACCAAAGGGAGCGGCAGTCGGCGCGGCACTTGGTGCGGTTACTGGCGGGCTAATAGGATTAACAGATATATTAAAACAATTAAACACAAATCTTCCAGAATTGCAGGCTAAAGCAGAAAAATCTACCGAAGAATTGGCCAAGGTTAACGAAAAAACTCAAGGGCTAGCAACATCTTACGAAACATATACTAGATTATTAGAAGAAAATGCTCCACAGTCAGAGCTTAGAAAAGCAGAGCAAAATTATATAAATTATTTAAATAGTTTTGATCCTGAAACTGCTAAAAAATTTACAAATGCAATTAAAGAGCGCGGAATGCAAGGATTAACGGAAGTTTCTGGTCAAATTACACAAAAACAAGCAGAACAAACAGCCAGGAATCAAGCGGATGTATCAGTTGAGCAGTTATTGAATACACAAAGAAGATCTATAATAGCAAGGGCTTTTGAGTTTGTTGGAAGATCTGGCTCTGGCCCAAATGCCCCAGGCATGCTGGTAGGCAAGCAGCCACCAATAGAAACATATTCTGGAGAAATGACAAAAGATATTAGAGATGCTTTTAAAAAACAAATAAATGCAGGTATAACTCAAGGCTTAACAGATTCAGATTTAGAAACTAGATTAAAAGAATTGGGCGGAAAAGAACAAATACAAAAAGATTTTGGAAAATTAATAAGTGATACATTAAACATTGACCCAAGAGCTATAGAAGAATCTTCTGGTTTTAAAAAGGTTTTATCAGAATTATATGGAGAAGTTTTCGATGAAGTTGGTATAAATATCAAAGGCCAAGCAGAAAAAACTAGAAGCCTTGCGGCTGGAGCAATAAAGGATGCTTCTAAAAAAATAGCGCAGCAACTGTCTCAAGATATAGATAGCTTATTAAGCTATAATAAAAACAAATCTGCGATTAGCCAATTAGAGAGTGATTTTTTTGGTGGTGAAATTGGACAAAATGAGTTTGTTGCCAGAAGATCACAAGAAAGAATAAAAGAGGCTTTGTCTTTGGGCGCCACTCCAGAAGAGATATTTACAAGATTTGGATCAGATGTAATGAATGTGAGGAGGCAGGCTGGTAATAACGCAGCGCAAAGGGCTTTTGATCTTGGGCTTCCAGTAGATTATCAAAACAGGGCAAGAATGTTAAACCAACAGGCTGTTGGGGAGGCTACTGGCACAAGCAAATTAGGTATTGATTATTTAAAAAATAGATTTTTACCGGAAGGTGGCAAGTTTGAAGGTTCGTCGAAAGAGGTTGAGGCTGCTATAAAGGCACTTCAGCAACTTGGCGGATTTGCTGATCGAAGCGAAGCTTTTAAGGCATATGAAACAATTGTTAACGCTATGGCTTTTGATCTTACAACTTCAGCAGAACAAGCTGCTGCAAATTTCAAATTAATAGAAAGTTCAGTACAAGCTATGTTGGAATATTTCACAACTACTGCAGAAAAGTCTGGCAAAGATAAGCCGCAGCCATCTAATTTTGAAAAACCAATAAGCTTGACTGATTCCCCTTCAGTTGTCCCGTCTATAAATATAAATCCTGGCCCAGTATCTTTTACTTTGGGCGGTTTAACACGAGAGGATTTAGATCTTAAGTTAACAGCAGAAAAACAAAGAATATTAGATGAATTCAGTGCGAAAATGCAACAATTAAAAGCGCAAAATAATCTTAAGTAATGATAACTTTTAATAATGCAGCATTACTATCATACTCACATTCTCCTAAATTTTTAGGAGATAATTTTGTTTATAGTATTGAAAAAAATCTTACTGTACGTGGAACAATTGCAGATTTTTACAACACAAGTGGTGTAAGTGGGGTATCAAGTGGAATATATGCCCTTATAAATTTGGCAAAAGTTAGCGATGATATTGTTTTAAATGGGATAAATTTTGGATCTGGATATATAAGAAATATTAATGTAGATGAAGGAAACTGGGTAAGGCGTGGTGAATATACGGCTGATATTTTAATTTTATCTACGGGTAATTTATATAATATGACTGGTAATTATTTTACTGGTCTCCAAAATTTTACAGGATTATCCCTTCATTTAATGAATGATTTTTCGGAAAATTTTTCTTTAGATCTTGATTCAAGCAATAATTATAGCTATGAACATAGTGTGAGTTTTAGTTTTGAAAATGCGCTTGCGTATGGTAGCGCGGATTTATTAGCAAAAAATATTGCGTCTGGAATTATTGGAAAAGAAGTGCCATTTAATCTTATAAGTGGGAATGCTAATTTTTTATCTGGAAAAAAATATTACGAAGAAAGCTTTGATGTAATAAATAAAATTTTTTCTTTTACAGAAAGGTTAGATAAAAACATAAGCGGAGATTCATCAAACGCTGATTTTTCATATTCACTTCGTAGAGATGAAAATGGAATTACTGAAGTTACTGAATCTGTTCAGATACAGGCCAATCAAGATCCTAAATTTACAACCGTTAAAAATAAACTAGCAGAATTAAAGCCTAACTGTTATCAAAGATCACAGAATTTTTATGTTAATTATGTGACTGGATCTCTTAATAATTTTCCAATAACCCAAGGATATAACGTAGATAGATTTAATGGTACAATTGAATTAGAAACAGTCTATACGGATAATCCATTTATAGAGAATAGGTATGATTGGTCTATTGAAACATCTGTCGATCTTGGCGATACTTACCTAATTAACTGCACAGCTAATCTGTCTATTCAAGGTGATGGCGTGCCAAATACAGATAGAAAATATAATAATGCTATTTATGGCTACAATCAAAAAGAATCATTATTATTGTCAAAAATAAATAGTTTATATTCTAGATTTTTATCAATAAATACAAACCGCTGTAGTTCTAGCGGCATATTAAATAAAAGCAATGAAACATTTACTTCTAGCAAGTACAATGGAACAGTTCAGTATAGCGTATCTTATACAAACAAGACTATAAATAATAATCCAAACGGAATAGAAGAGGAGAAGGAGTCAATTTCTGAAAAATATCCTGTAAATATTTATACTGATTATTATATAAATAATAGCATTGTTAGGCAGCAGCATGATCAAAAAACATTTTATGAAGTAACTATAAATAAAAATAGAAAATATGGAAAAAATGTAAATTTGGTTTCGTTTCCAGAGGATATGAGGATTTCAACATCAGCAATAAAACAAGATGAGTCTTTATCTATAAGTCCGATGGACAGAAGTGCAACTTATAATGTAACGACTATAGCATAATATGAACGAAATTTGGTATAATAATAAAAATGCTTTTAGTGGGGTTTCATATACGCCATTTGTTTCATATTCTCAAGAATTTGATGGGTGGTGGGGCTCAAACAAATCATTTTCTCTTGTAGGTGAAATAGTTGGGTGCGGGACTGATTATTCTGGAATGGTTGGAAAGCAAAATGCATTAATAAATAATTTTTCACAAAATTTTAAAAGATTTCAGATTAAGGAAAATGGTTCTGATATTTTTAAATCAGATTATGCTTTAATTAGGGGTGTAAACTTTGATGAGTCAAACTATGCTTTTATTTTGCCTTATACAGTAGAAATTGAAGCATTTGATTCTGATATTTTTAGTGGGCAATTTTTTGTTAAAGAGCCGGAAGATTCTTTTGAATTTGTTGAAAATAATGACGGAACGCTATCTCTTACACATAGGGTTTCTGCTGTTGGTATTAATTCAAACTTGCCAGCAATTAAAAATGCTACAAATTTTGTTTACTCCAGAACTGGACTAAAAAATATTCCAAGCACAGCTTTTATAAAAATAAATCAACAATCTTTTCCAATATTAAATTCTATATCCGAAACAATGGATAGAATGAATGGCAACTGTCAATGGATTGAAAATTATACGATTGATCAGTCACAAACGGGAAATGGATTATTAAGATATTCTGTTGATATTGGGTATGATAAATTTAATTTTTCCACAGCAACAATCAATGGAACATTAAATGCTGGCATAAGTGGATCAATGGATTTGATAAGAAATAGGTATAAAAGTCTGAACTTGTGGAATTTAACTTTTGATATTTATAGCGGATGTACAAATTCTGGAGATCTAAATAGTATTTATGTAAACTCTGGCGTAGATGAAGATTTATCAAATAAGCAAATTTCATTTTCAGTTACATTCAATAATGATAATAGTCCAATTATATATATAGATTCGACAGCTACTTATAATATTGGTTATGGAGGTGATTCGGAAAATTCTGCATCTTTAAATTCTAATATAAGATGTAGGGTTGGAAATCCAACAGAAAGACTTGCGCAAGTAAATAACTTTTTCCAAAATTCTTTTAATCCAATGCAAGAATTTCGTAAGAATATTACTGGGTTAAATAATGATTTTAATGTTACTCATTTCAAGCAAAGCTCAGAATCGCTATCTGAAAATCAGATAGATGGGTCATTATCTTATTCAATATCTTGGGATATAAATCCAATAAATGCATCTTTGCCTTGTTACATAAAAAATATTTCCTATACAGTCACTAAAACATATGGATTGCAGCAATATGAATTTGTACAACCACTTTGTAGTGATTGGGCAGCTTATGGCACGCATAGATCTAAAACCACTGTATCGTTTGACGGTCAAATGGAAGTAGAGGTTGGAAATTCTGCTAAAGCCAAAGCATATATAGAATCAATTGCTAACAGATACGCGATGACAATTATAAAAACTAAAACATTCACAAATGAAACTTCTGATGGGAGAATATCATTTCAAATTACTTGGGAGGAAAACTAATGCCAGCAAATTCAATGAAATATTTTTTTGATAAAAATGAAAATCTATCTACGGAGCAGATAGTTGGTTATTTTGATTTTTCTAATACTGGAATATCTGGGCTAATTAATATTCCAAGCGAAAGCTGGACAAGTCGCGCTGAACAATTACAGCTGGTAAATTCTGGAAATTTTTGGACGAAATCTGGATTTGCAAGTTTTGATGGCCAAAGCTATGCCAAATTAAATTATTTTAGTGGAGATTCTTTATCTTTTATTTTTGCGTATAAATTAGGGAATGCAAAATCTGACAATGTTTTTTTTGCAAATTATAATTATGATTCCGGAATCAATTTTGGAATAAACTATGCTGGCTATCCATATTTTGAATACGCTCATAAAATTTATGGGCCTATTACTGTATGCCACAGCTTAAAAGCAAATAAAACTGGAATTGTAAGCTTTTCTATTAATGGATCGAATTCTATTTCAATGGGCTTATTTGATGCAGAATCTAATTCGTTTCAAAAAATATTTGCTCCACTTGATGAAAATTTTAAAAAATCAAATAATTATTATATTGGAGGAAGTCAAAGCTTGCCATCTGGAAGATTTTTATCTGCTGAAGTTGCTGAAATATTTATTTACAATTCAGATTATTTAAGCTCTTCCATATTTGAAAATGAATTTGTTAGTGGCATTATTTCATCTATTAATTCAAATACTATTACTGGCGCTATCTCTGGACAAACTGGCATATTAAATGGCGATATTATAAAAATAACACAGTGCTCTGCTCAATCAAGTGGCGTGCTGAATGAGATTGTATTAAGTACTGGTAGTGGAGAATATTTTGCAACACACGAATCATTTTTAGATTTTAATAATGAGATTTTCAATCAATTCGCTCAAAAAGTTTTTACTGGTTATTTTTTAGGATATTCTAGTGGACAAAATTTATTTTCACTTTGCTCAAGTGTATTTACTGGAACAAATGTATTTGAATATGATTCTGGTTATTATATCGAATATTCAATTACTAATAATTCCGCATTTGTATCTCGGCCAGAATATATTTATAATTATCAAAATGCTATATCTTTATCATTTAATATCGATCCTAATGATATTTTATCAATATATGGATATTCTGGAATTGATGCGGGAATAAACTTCACAAATCTTTATTATATTAATGCAGATAATTCTTATGGATATGATAGCATTATAGGCGAAGATTTTTCTGGATTATACTATAATGGGCAATTGCAAACGAGATCTTCTGGATATGATGAGCTTATTCAAAGTGGAAATATTAACTATTTACCATCAGAAGATTACTTTATTTCTGGAAATAAAATATTTAGTAATTCAAATTATGGTTTTATAAATCAAAATAATTCACTTATTGATTTTTGGCCAAAATCTGAACTGTTAATGACTGGGCAGATAAATAGTGGCAATAATATATCAAGTTTAAATTTTAATAATTCATTTGTTTTTTTAAATGGTCAACTTTTAAATTCTGGAATTGATTACAGTGGTACCAATACGATATTAAGAAATATAAGTGGAAACTATAATGTATTAACAGTTCAAAAAAATACATTAGGCTTTGGTACTTATAATATTAAAAACACTTCTGGTTCTTATTTTTTAGTACCATTTAATTTTAATAAAAAAACATCCATGATTTGGCTAAACGGGCAAAGGCTTTATCTTGGATTTGATTATCAAGAAGTAGAAAAAAGCGATGAAATTGATATAATAACCTACAATACTGGTGTAATCATTTATAATCTGTAATTTTTCAATTTATGGCTATTCAAATAAGAAGTATTGGAGCAAATAAAGATATAGTTTCGCTATCTTTAAGCGCTTCTGTTAGCGATTCTCCAGCAAAATTATCAGTTACTACATTGGGCGATCGTGGATTTAATCGATCTAATATCGGCGGCATTGGTGGTATAGAATTTATTGGGCAGCTAATTTCTTATTCTACGCATAAAGAACAAGGAAAATTTTTAACAACTTATGAGTATATAGATAATTCTATAACTCTTGATCAAAAATGCATAGTTTTATTTAGAAGAGGGCTTGGCGGAAGGCCAATTAATATAGCAAAAACCGTAAGTGTTCCAGCAGTAAATGCGAGCTATGATAGGGGAAGAGTTAGTTTTAGTTTTGGAGTTAAAAATTTAAATATAGTTGTGCAAAGACAGGCTGGCTATTCGGCTGGAGGTTTGGGGCAGGAAGAGTGGTCATCAAACCCATGTGACTCTAGCAATGTCACATATAATGCAAATCAAGCATTAGCTATAATTGGTGCGCCTAAAATTTCTGAAAATTTAAGGTGCTCTTATGAAGGAACATACAGAAGTGTTTTAGGTGGTATTTATTCAGATGTGGGAATTGGATGGTGGTGGGACTGGAGAAAAGATGAAATAGTTGCTATAAAAAATGGCTCTATAAGAATTAATGTTCCTCAAGGAGGTTGTGGGATTTTGTCTCTTGATTATGGAGCGACTAGAGATGGGGTATCTTCTCAATCATCTTGGTTTTTTGAAAGATGGCCAACTAAACAAACCCAAGAAGCTGCGTTAAATATTACAGATAATAAGCATGTTTCAATTTCTCCAATTCTTCACCCAAATTTTCCAACCGATAATGAAGTTTTAGAAAAAGTTTGCCCATCATTATCAGTTTATAATGCATTAACAAATGGAGACTATAGAAAATTAGGCTATAATGTATTATCTAAAATTGAAATGTCTTTAAATCTTACAGATCCAAAATGGAGAAATTTTTTATCAACAAACTTTAATTTTGATTCAAAAAATACTAATTTTCGAGATGCAATATTTAAATATTTAAATATTGATGGAGATGGTGATTTTTATTTGGCATATCCTTTGAATAATAATATTCAATCAAAGGAATATACTCAAGAATTGTATTATCCTTATGATGAATCTTACGATTTTAATGGCTCTGGTGGAGACGAGTTTAATTTTAAAAAAATACAAACTTCTTTTAATCCACCCCCTTCACAGAGAGGCAAAAATCCATACAATAGCACATTTGAAGATCAAAATAATATTGTTAGAAAGGGCTATTGGCGCAGTGTAAGCGAGCATGTTTCTGGAGATGTTGAGGCGGCAGATTTTGCTCAGGCAGTTGAAGATTGTATTAAAACAGTTTCTCATGATTTAATATGTCAAATTTATGACCAAAAAAGCCTCCCCCAAGAAGGCACTCCAGTTACTTTAGTTGCACCGACTACTAACAATGAAGAGTCTGGGGGTTACGTATCTTCTGGGGAAAGATTAAGAAAGCAAATAGAAGAAGATGGAAAGGTTATTATATTTGTAAAGCGACCAAGATATAATATTACTATTACTTCAGCATCTGAATCTGAAAATCCAAATGACTTAACAGAAGTTTATGATTATGAGGACCCAAATGCAATACTTGATCCTGTTCCGCCTCAAGACAAGCCTGATATAGTTGATGAATGCGCAGATATTGTTCCAAATTTAATTAATGCAAATCGTGATGTTGTAATTAATAATGGTTCCGAAAATTCAGCAGAATTATCTCCAGGATTAGAGCATGCCAGAGGAAAATCTTACTCTATTGATTGTAATGGAAAGTCAATAAAGGTAGTTATGCCATCACTTGCTAGCTTTAAAGCGATTAGAACCATAAAAAGCGAATATTCCTCATCTAATCAAACTGGATATGCTCAGGCTATAAATTCTTGGGGATTTTCTGGTCCAGTCAATAGCGATTATGGGCTATCGCACAGTGTTATCGTAACCGATGTGACGCCAAATGAAAATGAACCATCTACTTCTTTTGAAGTTCCTGCGGCTATTGGTGGAAATGGTCAAAAATGGCTATCTACTCTGTCTGCGGAATGTGATGGTTTTTTCCTGCCAATTGTCCCTGGTTTAGAGTCTTTAAGCGCATCTTTAGATAGCAGGGGTCTTAGAGTTTCTTACTCATATAAAGAAATACCTATACGTCCAAAATCTTTTAGGATAATAACTTCTTCAAAAAGAAACAATACATCTAATACATTTTCATGATTACTGGATTTACAAACTATATATATCCGCAAAAAAATTGTATATTTAATTTTTTTTGGAATAATGAACAAAATGATTGGAGTGGCAATTTTGAAATTGTCACCAATACAAATCAAAATTTAAATATAAATTTTGTTAGTGGAAAAATTTTTGATGAAAATAATTTTATTTATTCTTTTCAGCCGCAAAGTATTGTAAATATTTCAGGAAATTATTCTGAAAATTATTTTAATATATTTTTAAACGATCAATACATTTATTCAAAAACTGGAAATTTTGGAAAAGCCAGTGGGTTCTCATTTAATTGGACAACAGGATATAGTTGGGATAGTAAAGATTTTTTTCCTAAAACCTTTTTTTATGGGGAATTACCTATTATAGATTTTATATATGAAAATTCAGGCTTTTCCACTGAAAATGTGCAAGTTACAATATCTGGAAATAAAAATAACAATGGCCCATTCATTTTATATTCTGGAGAAATAGGCAGAAATAGTAATTTTAATAATAATATTCAATCACTTTATTTTCAAATATCTGGAGTAAATGATTGGAAAACTGGAATTAAAATAGATAAAAATCAAATTTTTAATTTTAATATCGAACAAATACAAGATAGACTTCCATTTGTTGATACTTATATACCATTAATTTTACATACAAATGCTGGAATTATAGGAAGAAATTTGTTTATATCTAGGTATAAAAAATCTCCAACACAAGATTTATTATTGAGTATTAATCCGTCAACTTCCATATCAGAAGCTAATTCATTATTGAGATCATCTTTTATATTTGATCTTACTTTCAAAAATACTGATAAAGAAACATCAGAAGCGTATATTTTTATTAGTGGATATGAAGGTAATAATATTAATCAAAATGGCTATCAAGATACATTTACCGGATCTTGGTCTCTTATAATTGATGGGCAAAATGCTTTGCTAACAGGCGAATTGTATAGTGGAAAAATGAATGTTAGCCCAAATATATTTGAGCAGAATAAAAAAATCGAAGTATACAAGCAGATAGAACAACCAAATCAAAATATAGGCTTTACTGGTTCAGCATTCTATTCTATTTCTGGTAATAATTTTTATAAAACAGGGATCTTGGGTTCTAATATAAATATTTTTAGGGAATATTACTCCTATGTTGTATAATTAATTATGAGCAACTTTATATTAAAAAATGAGCCATTTGGTTCGCCAGGGATCAGCACAAAATATCCAGAAAGGGCTGAAATTGGACCATTTGCGCCAATATGCTCTTCAACATTAAATACTGTCAATATCAATACAAATTCTAATATTTTTATTGGTTTGTCAGCAGATAGTACTCTAAATATATCCAATAAGGATGTTGCTATCCCAGTTACAAGCGATTCGTTATGGAAGGTTTGGTTGGAAGTTTTTTTTAATAATGGAAATCCATTTGCTGCAAATTTTAATTATAACAATCAATGGTGGGAAAATTATCCATCTATGCAAGAATATAGTGACGAACAATCAAAAACATTGTCTGGGCAAGTTGCATTAAGGATCCCTATACTGAGTATCTATCCGCTTGCTAGCTTTGATGGTGACGGCTCTATTTTTGAATTTAATGATACTTTATTTAAAATTCAAAGACACGTAACAAATGATTTAATACTTTTTCAATCATGTGATGGCTTTATGTTCTTGCCTTCACCGTTTTCGAAGCCGCCAGATTTGCCAAGTGAAGGCGAATAACTTGTCAGTTTTTATTTTTTCTTTTAATTCTCTCTATAATTTCAAATATTCGTTTTTTGGGAATATCTGAAATTGCATTCCATTCAGCCGCATCTTGATCATTTTCAGTTACAAGCTTTGCCTTTATTGTTTCAAAACTCAAGCCCACCTCAGACATAACTTTGTTTAAAACACTAGCTGGATTTGTTGGTTGGGATTCTTCAATAATTTCATTTTTCTTTTTTGGATCGATTTCGTCTTGGCCAACAATATTAATTCTAAGAAAATTACGAACTGCGCGAATAAACGCTCTATTTTCTGCAATTGCCATTAAAAACTTATTACCAAAACCACTCGTATTCTCGAAATGGGCGTCAGCTAAGGCTGAAAATTTTACAGGTATCATTCCAGTTTCATAATTAGCAATCCAAGATATATTACATTTAACTGCAACATAGTCCTGTCTGGCAGTAATAACATCATAATCAACGGAAGAGAATCCCCTTATGCAAGCAACATCTTTAATGCCGCCAAGAAGGATTAAAAGCTGACTGTCGTCGAGCTGGGTTACGTCAATAGAATTAAAATCTGTTGTTGCTGTAAATTTATCCTTGTTTGGGACTAAGAATTCTGGTTTAACCATGGATTTCCAGTTAATTGTTCCATCGTCGCTGTATTTATATTTGGTATTATTTAAAAGACCACTTTCATTTCTAGAAAAAATTTTCGAATCACTATCTACAGTAGGATTGCTATCTGAATTGACTACGACTGTTTCTGTTTTTTGAGATGTTTTAGGCATAATTATTTATCTTCTTTGATATAAAGATAACAGAATTCTAATTCTTTGTCAAGATCTTTGTAGTTTTTAATTTCGTTTAATTTTTCAAAATTACTGTTTGAGCTTTGACCATTTAAGTAAGATGCTATGGAAAGGTATAATTTTCCAGAACTTAAAATGAGGCGATTTGTTTTGAATATAATATTATCAATATTGTTATTTTTTACAATATCCTCTATTTTTATTTTTTGTGGAGAGTATTTTATAAAATTCAAATTAAAATTTATTAAATTTATTTTAATTTCGTTAAAATAATCTTCATCTTCTCCAGTATATAATATTGTTGGTTTTATTCCATAATTTACTAATGATGATATGTATTCAATATCTACCACCTCATCAGTAACATCAATGAATATATTAGCAATATTTTCTTTTAACATAGGCAATATATGCAAATTTTTAATTTTTTTAGAATTTTTTAAAAATATGTTAAACTTCCTACTTTTTAAATTTGCAAATATTAAATTTTCATCAATATCGCCGTTACACAGATCAACTCTCATGTTTATCAAACTACCGCCAGCAAAGTCTGGTCTAAGCAATGTATCTGGAATAAATTCTATAACTCTTGCAAGATATTTGTCCCCTTTGAATATAGTTTTTATATTATATCCAGTATCGATATTTAATATCTTTTCAATTGCTTCAATAATATTTTCAAAATTTATTGTATTTATTGTTTTTGGACTTTCGTTGGGATTAAAGGATGGCTTTTTGCCTTTATAGTCTGGAGAAAAGCAAAAAACTTTATAGTCATTTATTTCTTTTGAATTAAAGCATGGGCCAGCAATACTTGGCGTGGTTATACTATATAGAGCTATAATGGGCCTGTCCGCCGCAGATGCGATATGGACGGGAAAACTGTCATTTCCAATATGAAGGAGTGAATTTTGAATGATATATGCGGTTTGGTGATAATTTGTTCTGCCATGTAAATGAACGCATCCATTGAGGGCTAGATCTTCTGCTCCACCAATTTGTACAATTTCAATACCATTGTCTTTTAACTTCACTAAAATCTCATCAATTACATCTTGAAAATGATCATAATTTTTTGCGCCCATTCCGCTAGAATTGTGAATGGTTATGTACTTTTTTGGTACTGGGAAAAAGTTTTTAATTATAAAAGGCTTTGATGCCTTTGCTCCAGTTTGCAAGCTGTAAGTTTCTAATAGATGTGACATATTATTTTTTAAACTCGTGATCGAATTGAGAAATGCTATAACTGTTATGAGTATAATTTAATAACTTCTGTGTTGAAAAGTATGGATTTAAGCAAATATCAACATAACCATTGTGATCTCCATGACCTTCCATAATTATTTGATTATCCATAATTTGATTGTATGGGATAATTTTATCTATGTTTTCATTACCAGCTAAGATTTCAAAAAATTTAGGCTCGCATGCAAAATATATCTTCCATTTGTCTTTAGTAAATTTTGACCTGATTGATTCAAGTAATGATGTTACTATAAAAATATCTCCAGCACTTTGTGGCTGTACAATTAATAGTCTTTTTAATTTATTCAACTTATCGCTACTGTCAAATAAAACATCCAATGTTTGTGGATTTTCTTTTTGCAATTCTTTATTAGCAACATCTCTAAAATATAATTCAATATTTTGTCTTGGCATTCCTCTTTCAATTTGCATCATCCAATGTCTAACACCATCATCGTTGAGGTCAGGATTAGTGTCTAATATTTTACTATAAAGCTGCAATACCCACTGCAAGTCATCATCAATATTTTGAATTTGTGCTTTTGGATTGATATTTTTAACTTCTTTGTCTACCCATGCCTGCTCATCTTCGATAAATTTTTGCGAATCTATAAAATTTTCTATTTTTTCACCATTTACAGAAACTGAATAATTTTTTAATGCCCATTCTCTAGAATGTCTTTCCATTTCTTTTTTGCGATCTTTCTTCATTTCGCAAATTTTTTTCATTATTTTTGATATGGATGATGGATAAGGTTGAGATTTTAAAAACTGAGTACTTGATCCCATTGGAGGTTCATTGTAAAGTGAATAATCCATAGGAATACACCCCTTATTATGATTTACAACATTCCAGCCAAATGAATAGTCGCATGTAGATACTATTTTTTCAGCTAATGCAGCCTCAACAATTGGTATTTCGCATGCGCCAGATGTTGCAGGATGCAGGTAGGCATCCATTATATTATATATTTCGTTTAATTGCGAATCAGTTACGCCAATACTGACATTTGTGGTTATTAATGTTTTTCTTTTGGTTGTTGGATTTTCTATATCTTGCCCAGCGTATGGGAGAATGAAGTATTTATAAGTTTCTTTGCAAATATAGGTGCATAAAATATTTTCTTCAGGAACCCCATATTGCTTTGCAAATCTCATAATATCCCACCCTTCTGCAAAATGCGTATGCAGCAAAAGCTTTGTTTTTTTAGACATCTCTGGATTTTGCTTTAAAAATTCTGAATATCCAGATATTAATGTACCAACTAGTTTTCTCAATTGATTTCTGAATACAAAACCAAATATTTTACAATCTTTCTCAATACCATGCTGCTGCTTTATAGTAAGCACTTCATTTTCTGAAAGCGGATAAAAGTTATCCGTATTAGTTAATGGATATTGAGTTTTTACGTGATCAAATCCAAGTTTATGAAATTCATTTTCTGCAAAATCTGACCATGTCCAATAGTTGGCTATCTTGCTGGCTTTTTCAACGGTGTCTGGAAGAAGAGGAAGGCTATCAAATGTAATCCAGCAAACTGTCGGAATTTTTTTAAAAAATGGCTTATCTGCTACGAATAATGCGCCCCAGCTGTCTTGTATAGCAAAAATAACATCTGGTTTTGTTTCTTCTACAATTTTAGCTATTTCTGGCTCTCCATAGCTGGCCATTCTGGCAAAATGCTGATCTTGTTGCATTCTGCTAATAAAAGACTGATCATTTGGTATTACCCCTATAGTTTTCCAAGGAAATTTTTGAAATTCTGGATTATCCCTACCAACACCGCAAGCTGCATGAAATAATTCGTATTTTTTTGTTTTATATAAATACGTTAAAAGTAATTTTATATTTTTACCAAATCCAGTATTTACACCTGCATAGTCTGTAAGGAAAAGTACTCGCTTTTTTCTCATTTAAAAATTTGATTGTTTTTTATTTTCACTATCATTAACATTATTTTTATCGAAAGTAAATAAAATATATGATTTTAAAAATTCTTTAAGTAAATAACCTTCATCATTATTGAATCCAATCATGAATGCCTCTCCATCCTTTTCGCTTATAGAAAGGCCATACCCCAACTTTATGCCATCCTTGATATAGTGAGAGAATGATATTGAGGTGGTTTTAGTTTCACTTTTATGCACCGTTGACCATTTTTCAGAAGATGATTCTATCACCCTACACATTGCAGATGCCTCTGTATTGTTGAACTTGATTTTTTTATTTTTTAGTGGATTTTTTGAGTTTTCAGAAAATGATCCGCGCTTCGATTGGCTATTCCACCCGAATTGCTTAACAATGCCAAGGTAAAGGCCATAGTCATTTTCTTTGGCTCCAAATTGAAATTGAGCAGCAGAACCTTTGTTTTGACTATTTGGTTTATAGTACGATATGCTTTTCATAAGGGATTATATTTTTGCAGATAGTTTTGTCAAAATTTTTATAAAGTAATACATTGTTAGAGAAATAAAAGCAAAGGTTGGCACTAAAATAATATCAGATAATACACCAGCGATTAGACATATCCAAAATCCTAAACATATTGGGCACGATAGTAGTCTTGTTGTAAAAGTATTATATATTTTATTAATAAACTGTAAATAGTTTGGCTCTTCACTGCTAGGATATGCCTTAACCAAAAGTATGCCGCAAAAAATCTTATTAGATCCATTAAAATTTAATAAATCAGAAATTTTATTTAAATATTCCCACAAAACATTCGTCTCATACACATAGTAAAGAATCATTGATATTGTTATTGAAATAAGGAGTATTGAGTAGATATCCATGACAGATAATAAAAAAATATATTGCTTTTTCAAACAAAACATGTTAAATATTAATTTATGTTAGAACAAAAAAATAAATGCGGCCAAAGGCCGCAAAAACGCTAGGCGTTTTTATAAAATTCATTATGATTAATAAACTACAAGATAACGATCTGGCCGACATGGTAAGGAATCAAGCAAGTCAGGACGCACTGTCAATCCTTATTGATAGGCATTCTGGAATATGTTACAAAATATATAACAAGTATTTTCATAATAACACTTCAACTATTGCAAAAGACGTTGAGGAGCAAAAAGATTCGCTTATTTATCAAGCAGCTAAAACATTCGATCCATCATTTGGCGCGAAGTTTTCAACTTGGCTTGGTAATATTGTAACTTATGCATGTCTCAATGCATGCAATCAGTACAAAAAAGAATCAACAATGGACAGCGATGTTTTAAAATATTTGGCTGATCAGTACTCTAATGAAGAGGCCTCATATCAGGCAAAAGATAATGATATACTATCACATATTAAAAATATAATCAGCATGTCATCAGACGAAACAGCAAAGGAAGTAATAAAAATGAGATATTTTACTGAAGGCAATAAAGTAAAAACCTTCAAAGAAATAGCTGATCATTTTGGGGTTTCTACACAGACAGTTGTAAACTGGCATGACAAATTTATTTCATTTTTGAAAAATAAATTGAAATCTACATCAAATCTAGATATAGTATAAAAACTATGAGCGATACAAAGCAAAAAAGTAATAATGCATCAGATCTAACAGATGTTGGTGCCTTCTGGAAAAAAGAAAAAAATGGAAAACAATTCCTTTCGGGAAAGGTAAAGATTGGTTCTGGCGAATATACTGCTTTTATTTTTAAAAATAATAAGACAAAGCCAAACCAGCCTGATTACCGATTGACACTCTCCGACCTATCGGAGGATCTTAAACCTGAATCGAAGGCTAAAAAGCCACAACAGTCAGAGAGTTCTCAAGAGGTAGATAATCAAGACGATATTCCGTTTTAATTCTAACTATCTATAAATCAAATAAGAGCCCAACCTAAAATTGGGCTTTTATTTTTTAGATTTTTCAAATCATTTAAATATTATCGTTTATGAAATTCGCTATAAATTTTCCATTCAATCAGACTAGCTTGGGTCAATGTTCAAATAATATTGCTAGAGAGATTTTTAAAAAGCAAATAAACCCATCTATATTTCATATAGGTCAACCTGATCATTCGATGCTTGAATCAGAAAATGATTTTGTGAATTGGATTGTTTCAAACTCTATTAAATCAGAAGAAACCCATTCTAAAAAGAATCCTGTTCTAAAATTATGGCATATTACCGGAAGTCTAGAAAGTGTTTCAGAAAAACAATATCTCTATACTTTTTATGAGTTGGATAGCCCAACTGCGCGTGAGCTTAATATTTTGAAAAATCAAGAAATGGTATTTGTCCCATCAAAGCATTACGCAAATCTTTTTTCTAATTTTGATATTAATTGTAAGGCCATACCCCTTGGTTTTGATTCAAATACATTTAAAATTGAAAATATTAACTATCCTGACAATCGAATATGCTTTGGTCTGGCTGGAAAACTAGAAAAAAGAAAGCATCACCTCAAAATTTTAAATGCATGGGCAAAAAAATATGGAAATAGGCATGATGTTTATTTAAATTGTGCCATTTTTAATAATTTCTTGAAGCCAGAAGATCAAAGCGCAATGATATCTCAGGCATTAGAGGGTAAAAGTTATTTTAATATCAATTTTCTGCCATGGATGCCCAACAACGCGGATTATAATAAATTTTTAAATGCAAATCACATTATAATTGCTATGTCTGGTGGTGAAACATGGGGGTTACCAGAATTCACTTCTGTTGCTCTTGGAAAGCATTGCGTTGGGCTAAAAGCTCATGGATATAAAGATTGGATGAACGAAGAAAATTCTGTTTGCGTAACTCCAAATGGTAAAATTCCAGCATATGATAATATTTTCTTTAGAGAGGGTCAGCCATTTAATCAAGGTAATATTTTTGATTTTTCATCAAGTGAATTTATTGACGCATGTGATGCAGCAATCGAAAAGGTAAAATCTAATCCTGTAAATGAAAATGGGCTAAAACTCCAAGAAGAATTTACTTGGGAAAAAACTACCAGTCAAATACTAGAAAGTATAAAATAATATGGGATCAAAAAGTAAAAATAAAGAAATTCAAAAATACAATAAGCATAAAGAGGAGTTAAAGCAGAAACTTGCTGAACATACTAGAAATGATTTCTTAAAAGAAAACTCTGGAAATCTTATTAAACACTCTGATAGATCTTATAAAATTATGCCAGATGGCTCTTGGAGAAGAGTTACCCCAAAGTGTGAAATTATAAGAAATAGCAAAGACTATAAATAATGCCAATATATTCTTACATTGATGATGATAGTGGCGAAGTTCATGATATAGTTCAGGGCATGAATGACGTTCATGAATATTATCACAATGGAAAAAAATTAAGAAGAATTTACTACTCTCCAAATGCCTCTATAGATACAAATATTTCTTCTGAAAACTCTTTTATAGAGAAGACTGGAAAAATGAGAGGCACCATAGGAGATATTCAGGACTATTCTAGGGAATTAAGCGAAAAGCGTGGCGGGTTTAATGATCCTATTAGAAAAAAATATTATAAAGACTATTCCGCAAAGAGGCATGGCGCAAAACATCCAGAAGTAGTTCAAAAAGAACGAAAAGAAAGAATTAAGAAGTTAGAAAAGAAAACTGGATTAAAAATAACTACATGAAATATGTTATTGAGTATCTTATACTTGACTATAATAGGCCAGATGAAGCCAAAAACTTATTAAATAGTATAAGATCAAATTCTAAGTTTGATTATAAAATTACATATTTAGATAATGGATCTTCCGAGAGATATTCAGAGAAGTTCAAGCAGGATGGGTTAATAGATGATCTTATAGTTAATAGCCGAAATAATGGTTGCGGCGCAGGAACAATACAGCTATTTGCTCAATCCTTTGCCGATTATGCATTCTATATACAAGTAGACCAGCTTCAATTAGCAGTAATTGATGATAATTTTATTGAATCAATGGTAAAACTTATTGAAAACGATAGGTACGCTTATATAGATCTTGCTGGTAACCAAGGACATGGCAACTATTCAGAAAGGGCTCAGTTTATAAGTCCATCATTCTACAATAAAATACCAAAGAGTATTGGTGGTCCAGGCCCATGGAGTGAAATCAAATGGACCGAGGAGTGTATCCAAAATTATATAAAAGAAAATAATTTAAAATATAAATCTATTTATATAAGCCATAATGGTAAAAATTATCCTATTTTTGCAGATTGTGGCAAATGGAGCGTACGCCAAGAAAAAGATGGAACAGTATGGAGGCATAGAACTGATACAAAGGTTGTTAGCATAGTATCGGGAGATGTCAGGATGAAACATACATACTATCCATTTTCAGAAGATCAATGGAAAGAAATTTTATCTACAAAAAAATGTGATAATATAGTCCCTGAAGGATGGAAAGCGCATGTTTTTAAGTATTGGGATTAATTATGATATCAATTTATACAACAGCGTTCAATATAGAAAAGAATAAGTTTGATATAAATTCTGCTATAGAAAATTTTTCTCAATTAGCTGACGAGATTTGTATTGCCACAATACCTGATAATGAAGACAATACACAAGACATATTACAAAATATTGCAAACAACAATAGCAAAGTTAAAGTATTTATGAGTTATGATGCAAATTCTACAACATTTGCTAAAGATGGAAAGCTAAAGAATATTGCCCTTCAAAATTGCTCAAATGATATATGTGTTCAACTTGACGGAGATGAAAGAATTAATGATCCAAATATTTGGAAAAACTTTATCAAGGTCAATAAAGATATAATTTTAGATGGATATGCTTTTATGATTCCCGTTATTAACCTTTATAAGGATAAAAATCACTATAGAGATATAGGCACAAAATGGTATATCCATAGAAAAAAGGGTATGCATAGAGGCATTGTTAATTTTGCAAGAAGATCTGATGGTAAATTTGATAAAGATAAAAGCGATGGTTGCGAGCTAATAGACGAACTGGGCAATTTGTGCAAATCTATAAATATTACACATCATCCAGACTTTAAACATAAATCTCCAATAGAAATTCTAAAAACATTACAAATACCATTTGTTATCCACTACGGATATCAAGATTTAAGCAGGCGAGGAGAGATTAATAAAAATTTTTGGCAAAACGAATGGTCAGGCTATAGTGGAAGAGATGTTGTATTAAACACTCAAGAGTCTGATTTTAAAGACGAATACTTCAAACATGGATTAGATATATGAGAAATTTAGCCATTATACTGTCAGCTTACGCCCTTGAAGAGTATGTGCAGCCATGCCTATCTCCTTGGAAGAATTTTAATATACCAACTGCATGTGCCAGCTTTCAATTCGAAAATTTTCAAAAACAAAACAATAAACCGTGCCTAGACGAGCTTAGCAAGTTTATTCCAGATAGTCATATATTTCATAATAATGAAAATATTGTAAACGAACATAATGCTAGAAATGTTCCATTGGAATTTTTAAAACAAAATACAAACACTGATACGTTTCTTATTTTAGATATAGATGAGTTTTATACAGAAAAAGAAATAGAAAGTTTACTAAACTTTATAAATGGAGATGATTTTAGCTGGGTTGCTTGGGCCAAAATTAATTTTAAAAATTATATATTTGATGAAAAATCTTGGATAGATGGTTTTTGTCCGCCGAGATTATTCAAAAAAACATATCAAAATTATACTATTGATAAATTTTATTGGGATAATGATATTTTATATAGCAATAAAGATGGAGCGCCTGTAGATTATAAGCAGCTTTCTAGCATAATTATTCCTAAAAATAATATTCATGTAAAACATATGACTTGGCTTAATAATGAGAGAAGCAAGAATAAAATAGAATACCAAGAGGCACATTTTGGCGCATGCTCTTACAATTGGAATCCTTTAAAAAATTGTGTTGAAATTAATAAAGATTTTTATAAAAAATCTGGCCAATTGCCGCCAACAATATACAATGATACATATGCATAAAAAAAGATTATTAGTTGGATTATGCTCTTGGAATAACCCAAATCTTTTAAAGGGTTGTATTTTTTCAATAATGCAAAGCCTTGATTTTAGCAAAGACGGGATTGCTGTTGTTTTAAATGAGGCCGATATAGAGTCGATAGATTTTCTTTTAAATTTGAAAATACCATTCGTTGCTGTTCCAGAAAACAGAGGCGTATTGGCAATAGATTATTTAAAGCCATTTATAGAGAATTCTGAATATTTTTTAAACACCAATGATGATATGCTTTTTTGTCTAGATTTTGCAGATGATCTGATTCAAATTATAGAAAAAAATTACCCAGCATCATCTTCATGTATGCTTGTGGAAAATTTTTACAGCAATAACCCATGCGTTGTTGTGGATACAGATTTAAAATCAGAAATTTCTATTGAAACCTACAACGTATTCATTGGCAAATGGAGTAACAATCTTTACAATCAAGACAAAATGATCATATCATATTGTCACCCAATATGCGTAAAATCCAAAGATTATCTCTCTATTGGTGGATATTCTGGAGAATGGGATATGACTTTTCGTAGCGGGTACGGACGCGATGATATGTTTGCCTACAACCTATGGAAATTGCACGGATTTAACTTTAAACATATTTGCTCAAATAAATCCTTTGTTTTTCACACATCTTCTGCTTCAATGAAGAGGCTTCCACAAGAACTTAAAAATGAAAATAATTTAGAAAACTTTCAGTTAAAAGCAGGAATTTCAATTCAACAATTTAGACAAAAAATATCACTAGGATCCTATGTATAAAAAATATAATCATTGCAGAATTTCTGAATCAAAAAATTTAATAACATTTTTTTCTTTCGATACGGCATTGGCTGGTGGATTTTTAAAAGATGAAGGGTCATGTAAAACAGAATCTAAATATCCGCTAACAGTCTCTTTTTGCCCAGAAAGCTCTTTAGTCCAAGTGAATGAAGTAATTTCTCCAGAAGTTTTATTTAGCGATTATTTCTACAAAACAGGATCAATAAATACTCTTAAAATTCATTTTGGTGAAATGGCAAATGAATATAAGTCAGCAAAAAATAATAAAAATATAGTTGAAATTGGTTGCAATGATTTTTCTATGCTTGGCAATCTGATAGGCACACAGTATGAAAAAATTATTGGCGTAGACCCAAGCAATGTTGCAAAAAACTTTCAACCAGATGGTACTATACTGTATAACACATGCTTTAATAGTAGCCTTGCAGATAAAATAAGTTCTGAACATGGAACGGCAGATATTATAAGCGCCAGCAACTGCTTTGCCCATATCGAAAATATTAAAGATGTTACTTTTGGAATTAAAAAATTATTATCTAGCGAAGGGGTAGCGATTATAGAGGTACATTGGCTTGGAAATATTATTAAAAATTTTCAATTTCCTTTCATATATCATGAGCATATGTATTATTATAGCCTTAAAGCTATGAAATATTTAATGGATCAGTTTGATTTATCAATATTCGATGTTAAACATATTGACATACACGGCGGATCTGTACGCTATTATATTTGCCATAATGGAGCATACGAAATTAAAGATAGCGTATCATCTTTAGAAAAAGAGGAGATTGATTTAAAACTTTATGATATCAATACATATCTTGATTATTCTGATAATGTAAAGTCTCTTGGCGCTGAACTTAAATCTTTGATATCTAGACTCAAAAGTGAAAATAAAAAAATTTATGGATATGGAGCTTCTGGCCAAGCAAATACACTTATGGCATTTTATAATATAAATAAGTCTGAGATACCACTAATTATTGATGATGCGCCTTTAAAAGTTGGATGTTTTACTCCAAATAATCATATACCAATAGTAAATTCTGAAATTTTAAATACAGATCCGCCAGACTATATCCTATGCTTTGCGTATACTTTTATTGATGAAATAATAAAAAGAAATAAAAATTTTAATGGCAAATGGATCATTCCATTACCAGAAATAAAAGTTTATGAATAATTTTTTTAACGAGACTTTATTTTCTTGCACAATTAACTCCAATAGGCAACATTTGGCGGACGAATTAATACGCTCAACCCCTGATATAAATTTTGATTTATTTACTCCAAATAACCCCAAAAGTTATTCCGAGATGATGAATCAATCTATTTTAAGCTCTAAATCAGAATATTGCATATTCTTATCGGATAAGGCTAGACCAGAATCATCCAAAAGTTTTTATAAAATAATTCAATTACTTAGATCTGGCTATGGGCTGGTTGGCCTATATGCTCTTGGTTTTTTTGGCATACATAAAGAAACTATAAGAAGGGTAGGGTTTTTTGATGAAAGATTTGTCGGCGGCGGTCAAGAAGATATGGATTTTTTATTTAGATTAAATGAAGCAAATATTGCGTATTATTATGATTTAGAAATACCATTTTTAAATATTCCAAGCTCTTGGCCCCCAAGCGACAATAATAGAAAATTATTAGCTGATAAATGGGCCATTGTTCCTAATTTATGCTCTTGGCCTCAAGAAGAATGCCGCAATCAAGTTAGGAAACTAGCCGAAACAAGACCATACAATAAAGAATTTGGTGAACTCGTTGGCACAAATTTTTTAGATAAAACATTTACAATACATCATAAATGATATATGAAAAACAAGCGAATTTTTATTACTGGAGGCGCTGGATATCTTGGAAAAAATTTAATTGAAAGACTTTATAAAGATAATGAAATTGTTTGCTTTTCTAGAGACGAGGCCAAGCACTATTTATTAAAGAAAAAATATCCAAAAATAAAATGCGTTGTTGGAGATATTAGAAATTTAAATAGATTAATTAGAGAGTCAAAAGATTGCAATGTAGGCATTTTTACAGCCAGCTTAAAGCAAATATCGGCTTGCGACGAGAACACTACTGAAGCAATAGATACTATTATAAATGGTGCAGTAAATTCGAGAATTGCCGCTGAAGATAATAATTTTGAATCAGCATGTTTTGTTTCAAGCGACAAGGCATGCGCGGCAACAACTATATATGGCGCCTGCAAATTCGTTGCTGAACAATCTTTTATTGTAAATAACTCGCATGTACCTTTAGTATCATGCAGATACGGAAATGTAACAAATTCAACTGGATCTATTATACCATTAATTAAAAACGCGCTAGAAAATAAATATGAATTAAATTTATATTCAGAAGAAATGACCAGATTTATGCTATCCATAGAAGATGCAATAGACTTAATTCTATATAGCATGCAAAATTTTTCACAGGCAACAATAATTCCTAATATTAAATCTTTCAAAATAAAAGATCTTTTTGATATTTATAAAGAAAAATTTGGATTGCAATATTCTATTACAAAACCAAGAGTTGGCGAAAAAATACACGAAGTAATGATAAGCGAAGAGGAGGCTTTCAGAACTACAAGCCATGACAATTATTTTGCAATTAGCCCAACGAAAACTTCTGAAAAGCCTGTTAATTTTATTAATAAAGAATTTTCAAGTAGAGATTATGTAATGGATAAGCTAGCTTTAGAAAATCTACTATCTGATAATAATTTTTATTTATGAAAATTGCGGTAGTTGGTTCTGGAGGAATGCTGGGGCATACGGTTGTAAAATATCTATCCAAAAATAAAAACTGGACAATATATGCTTTTACTAGAAATAGGAGAATTTGTCGAGAGGATAATATATTCTATATTCATTACGATGAACTCTTTAGTTTCTTTTTGCCTTATGATTATTTAATTAATTGTGCTGGTATATTAAGAACAAAGGAAAAAACTCCAGATCTTTTGTCTGAAGCAGTCAATATCAACACGCTACTTCCCATGAAGATATTGCAATCAGATCTTGCAAAAAGAATTATTAACATAACTACCGATGGGGTATTTTCTGGAAAATCTGGCAACTATTCAGAGCTATCATCGCATGATGCAGTTGATGTGTACGGAAAAACTAAAAGTCTTGGAGAAATCAAAAATGAGAAAGTCTACAATCTTAGATGCTCAATCATTGGTGAGGAACTAAATACATCAAAAAATTTACTTTCTTGGTTTCTCAACCAAAATACCGATATCCCAATTGAAGGATATATTAATCATTTTTGGAATGGAATTACAACACTTCAATTTGCCAAAATATGTGAAAATATAATATCAAATAATATACAAGTCAATAATGTTCAGCATATAGTTCCGCAAGATACAGCTAGCAAATATCATTTACTCGAATTATTTAAAAAGTATTTTAAAAAAAATATTGATATTACTCCTAGCCTTTGTGACATTACTGTTAATAAAACATTATCTACGATAGATCAATCAATGAATAGCCAGTTATGGAATGGTAAAATATTATCTATAGAAGAGATGATATTTGATATGTCTATAAAATAACATACACCACTTTTTTTTGTTTTCATTTTTTTTACGCCATCACGTAAAAAAAATTTTCATTCCAAACAAATTAGCGTAATATAAAAAACTGACGCAAGCGCGTCAAAAAAATTTAAATCATTTTTAATACTATGAGCCTAAAAGCACTTTCAGAATACACATTGTACGCAAAATACTCACACTATCTTCCAGAAAAACAAAGAAGAGAGACATGGCCAGAAATTGTAGAGCGCGTATTTGGAATGCATGCTAGAAAGTATGCTCATGTTCTAGAATCAAATCCAGAATTTAAAGAGGAATTTGAATTTGCAAAAAGAATGGTAAGAAAGAAAAGAGTTCTTGGCTCACAAAGGGCTTTACAATTTGGCGGAAAATGGATTGAGAAAGAAGAATTTAAAATCTATAACTGTTCTTCTACCTATATTGATAGGGCAAGATCATTCCAAGAATCGATGTATGTATTACTTTGTGGTGTTGGTCTTGGATTTTCTGTTCAAAAAGAACACATTGATAAATTGCCCAAACTTCATCACGTAGATAGTTCTGCTTGGAGAAAATGGAAAGTAGAAGATTCCATTGAGGGCTGGGCCGATGCGATTGGGGTTATTGTCAATAGCTATTTTGCTGAAAAAGACAGCGAATTTCCAGAAATGTCTGGTCACAAAGTAAATTTTGATTATAGCCTTATTCGTCCAGAGGGCGCCTTAATAGCTGGTCAATTTAAAGCACCTGGACATAAAGGCCTTGAAAAGGCAATAGAAAAAATTAGGACATTGATTGAAAAACGAATTAATAGTGCAGAATTCAAAACAGATGAATTTGCTGGGAAGCTGCGCCCAATAGATGCATATGATATTATTATGCATGCCAGCGATGCAGTTTTATCTGGGGGCGTTCGCAGATCTGCTACTATCTGTCAATTTTCACTAAATGATGGCGAAATGGCTGCTGCTAAAACTGGCAATTGGTTTATAGAAAATCCTCAAAGAGCAAGGTCTAATAATTCTGCTGTCCTTATTAAAGGCAAAACAACTTCAGAAGAGTTTCATAGCCTCATGGAGTCAACGCGTCAATTTGGTGAGCCTGGATTTATTTGGCTACATGGAACAGACGTTGTATATAACCCATGTGCTGAAATTGGAATGATTCCAAACTTTAATGGCAAGAGCGGCATACAAGTCTGTAATCTAACGGAAATTAATGGAAAATTTTGCACAAGCGAAGATGAGTTTTATGAAGCATGCCGAGCATCTGCCATTTTGGGAACAATGCAGGCAGGGTATACTCGTTTTAACTATTTAACAGATACTACTAAAAAAATAGTTGAAAGAGAGGCCCTTCTTGGCTGTTCGATAACTGGATTCATGGATAATCCTGAAATTCTTTTAGATTCAAAAATTCAAAGAAAAGGCGCGGAGGAAATTAAAAAAACAAATAAAAAAATTTCCGCAATGATTGGTATTAATCAATCTGCAAGAACAACATGCGTAAAGCCAGCCGGATCAACCAGTTGTGTGCTTGGAACCGCCTCTGGAATACACCCACACCATGCAAAACGATATATTCGCAGAGTTCAAGCCAATCGCAATGAATTTCCAGCACAGCATTATAAGTCACAAAACCCACTTGCTGTAGAAACAAGCGTTTGGTCAGCCAACGGAACCGATGAGGTTGTTTCGTTTTTGTGCGAAGTGCCAAGAGGCGCTATTTTAAAAAATGCCACATCAGCAGTTCAGTTTTTAGATCAAATCAAGTCTACTCAAAGAAACTGGGTAGAACATGGCACAAATCAAGAACTATGCGTAAAACCATATGTTAGGCATAATGTGTCATGCACAGTAGTTGTTCAACCAAATGAATGGAAGGATGTCGAAAAGTTTATTTTTAATAATCAAGAATATTTTTCTGGCATATCATTGCTGCCATCCTCTGGCGATCTTGACTACCCACAGGCTCCATTCAGCACTGTTTTAACCCCAGAAGAGATTGTTGAGCAATATGGAAATGCTTCAGTGTTTGCTTCTGGATTAACTGTAGATGGACTAGCTGCTTTTGATGGTAATTTATGGAAAGCATGCGATGCATTTCTTGGCATTGGAGAGCAAGTTCCAGAAAGCATGATTGAGCCAGTATTTCCACATAAGAATGGGTATACTCTTAAAGAGCATAATGAAAAAATTATTTCATACTATGGAAAAAAAGTAGAATATGACAATTGGTTTGCGAAAAAAGACTGGTTAAGGAGAGCGAAGCAGTTTTCTCAAAGATATTTTAATGGCGATGATCGCAGGACAGCGCATTGTTTAAAACATGTTACATTGTGGAAAACATGGTGCGACATACAAAGAGAACATCGAGAAGTCGATTGGTCTAGTGTAATAGAAAAAGACCAAACCTACGTAGAGGCCGCTACTCTTGGAGCCCAAGCCTGTGCTGGTGGTGCTTGTCAAATATGATGCATAAACGATTAACTTGGCCAGAATATGCCATGGAGCTTGCAAAAGCTGCCGCACTTAGATCTGAAGATCCTTATAGGAAGGTCGGTGCCTGTATTCTGCGCTATGATAATACTGTAGCTGCAATAGGTTACAATGGAGCGCCTCCAGGCGTTGAGATTAATTGGAGCGATAGAGACGAAAGGCGTCGTCGAGTATCTCACGCAGAAGCCGCTGCTTTGCGCTACATTAAGCCACATGAAGCTAAATTAATGGCAGTCACACTACGCCCCTGCTCTGAATGTATAAAGAATATATCAATGTATGGAATAAAAGAAGTTTATTATAACGAAGCTTATGAGCGTGACGATTTTTCTACAGAACTAGCAAAAGAATTCGGCATAGAACTTATAAAAATATAATATTGTCTTTGTAATATATTGAACTATAATAGTTTAATGATACAAGTCAAACTTTTAACAAAAAATTCTAAATTACCAACTAGAAACACGCCATCTGACGCTGGGCTTGATTTATACTCATCTGAGCCAGATGTAATAAAAGGTCGTAGTTGGAAAGCTGTAAGCTGTGGGATTTCCATTTCAATTCCAGATGGGCATTATGCCAGAGTAGCCCCCAGATCTGGACTGGCATATAAGTACGGACTCGATGTTTTCGCTGGGGTTGTTGATTCAGGCTATAGAGGCGAAATAAAAGTTATTCTATACAATTCTGGAGAAAATGATTACACAATCAATATTGGCGATAAAATTGCCCAATTAATTATTGAAAAATGTTATAACTGGGATCCGATACTTGTAGATTCACTAGATGAGTCTGATCGCGGTGAAAGGGGGTTTGGTTCTAGTGGAAAATAATACATCAAATATATTTGAAGACAATTACAAAGAAAAAATTTTCAATGGAATGAAAGAAAATTTACTACTATCAATAGTATCCTTTTTATGGAACAAAATTATAGAGTCAGATTCTTATTTAGAGCAGGACAGAGAAAAATTTGAAAAAGCTTTTATAAAAGCATGGAAAGAAAGCGTTAATGAAATAATGCAGAACCAGCTAAAGCAAATTAATGAAGTATTAAATGACAGTAATGTAGATTTATTAAATTTAATTACTGGAAAAAAAGAAGTGGCAGATGTTGAAGATTATCAAGAAATTTTAAATAAATCAATGTCAGAGGCAGAAGATATTTACTGGAAAATTTGCGCAAAATAACATATATATAATATACTTAAAATTATATATATGAGTAAAGCTTGTAATCTTTGCGATTCTCAAAATATCGTTAAAAATAATATTTTAGATAAAAATATTTGTGCGTATTGTTATTTTAACTTTGGCGACAATACAGGCAATAATATTTTAAATCAAGCTGATATTTTTAATTTATTTAAAAAATTATATTCAAATAAAATAAAATATAACAACAGTGCATTAGTATCAAGCAACAGCTTGATCAAGGCAGATATTCAAGCATCGGCATTTGAAGAATATGGTGAGAATATTTTTAATAAAAAAAATGTTTCCAAACTATTAGCTTCTGGAAAAATCGATTCAGTTATTATTCCAGATTTATCAAATGTATGCTTAAAATCTATTTTTTCAATTCAAGAACTTTTTTCAAAAAACATTGATTTGCATGTTGGTATATTTACGCCACATTTTATTTTAAGTAACATTGAGCAATTCAAAAAAGCAAAATACATATACTCATTAGTCTCTTTAAGTAAAATATCTATATTAAATAATTTTGATATTTATAATATTCATCATGATACTGATTACATGATTTTAAATATTAGGCGCGAAATTAACAATAATACAGATGTCGTAGAGAAATTACAAAATCTTTGGGATCTTCACGCATTTTCATCTATATTTGATGCGCTTAAATAGCAATATAAACAAACAATGAAAAAAGTTTTAATTACTGGGGTGACTGGACAAGATGGGTCTTATATGGCAGAATATTTGCTGGAAAATACCGATTATGAAATTTATGGCATGGTTCGTAGAGCGTCAACAAATAATTATAAAAATATAAAACATTTATTAAACAATAACAAATTCAAACTAATAACTGGAGACCTTGCAGATTCTCAATCAATAGATAATATTGTCAGAGATATTGTGCCAGATTATTTTATAAATTTAGCTGCTCAAAGCTTTGTTGGCGCATCATGGCAAATTCCAGAACAAACATTTGATATCGATTCAATAGGCGTAATAAGATGCTTAGAGGCGATTAGAAAGCATGCCCCAAAATGTAGATTTTATAATGCCGGATCCTCAGAAGAATTAGGCAATGTTGATTACAGCCCACAAGATGAAAAACACCCCCTAAAGCCAAGAAGCCCATACGGCGCCGCAAAAGCAGCCGCTAGACATATTGTAAAAGTATACCGTGAAAGTTATAACCTTTTTGCGATACAAGGATTATTATATAATCATGAAAGCCCAAGGCGCGGTGAAGAATTCGTTACTAGAAAAATAACAAAACATATCGGTAAAATTAAAAAAGCTATAACTTCTGGAGAAGTCTTTGAGCCGCTCGAGCTTGGAAACATTTACGCAAAAAGAGATTGGAGCCATGCTAAAGATTTTATAAAAGGCATTTGGATAATGCTAAATCAAAATGAACCAAAAGAATATATACTATCTTCTGGAAAAACACATACAGTTAAAGAATTTATTGAAAAAGCATTTGTCTATGCTGGTATTAAATACTATCATTGGGAGGGTGACGGCATAGATGAGAAGCTTGTTATTGATAATTTTGTTACTCAAGAAAATAACATAAAATCAAATACGCTTGTAAAAATTAGTCCTGCTTTTTATAGACCAGCTGAAGTAGACTTATTGCTTGGCGATTCCAATATGGCAAAATCTGAACTTGGATGGGTACCGCAAATATCATTTGATGACTTGATCAAAGAAATGATAGAATCTGACATATAAATATGTAATAAAGTCTATATACTAGACTATGTCAAATTATTATTTAAATCAGTGCAATTATCCAAATTTAGCAAATTTAAGAATTATTCGCACCGGCCAAGGCACGGAAGAAAATGAAAATAAAGACTTGTCATGCCAATCTGGCACATACTTTATAGGAGCAACACGCTCTATAAGCTATCTTGCATCAAAATTTGGTAGCATAAAAGAAGAATATGGCGTGCCATGGCATTGGCAAAATCCAAAATACGTTGATTTAGAAAAATATTCTACAAATAACCCCCCACTATTTGGATTTGTAACAAATTTTCAAAATTGGGTTTATAGCGATTTTACACGCGAAGGGCAGCGCCCTACATCCGTCGATCAAAAATGCCTTAGCACATATTCGAGATACAATTTAGTTAAAAACGACAGTATTGTTACAAAGCCTGATCAAACAGCGCTTGGACGAAATACAAAATTAGTCAAAGATTATTATCAGGACATACTTAGTGAAAATATTAACGAACTAACTGGAGAAGTTGTAAAATGGAGAGAGTATGGTTGGTGGCCGTATATACTCTCCCCACTGTCTATAAGTTTTTGGATTGGCGGATGCGGAGAGCCATGCTATGTTTGTTCTTATAAAGGCCATAGCTGTATTGGAAACGGAGAGCATGCCCTTAATTTAGTTATTTATGCCCTTGACCAATATTGGCTTACAGATAAAGCTGCAAAAAATGAATTATTTCCATCAGAAAAATTTTTGACGGATTATAATGGGACAATAGTTCGAGGTCCAGAGCCGACGATAGGCTGGCAAAACTACCTAGTATCCAAAACTGCAACATGCTCATATTGTGGATGTATTATATTTTGTATTCTTGTGGCATGCATAGACCCATGGTTTATGAGATATTCGGTCGTTTCTTCAATTTTTGATTTTAATTCTTCCGATGGTATTCCACAAAGGCTTCCTGGTAAATTTATAGAATATACTGAAAGTATAAAGCAGCAATTGGGTCAAGACGATATAGAAAAAAAATCTATACTTTGGGATCATTTTGCACAAGACAGGCTTTTTATTGATGGGGAGGTGGATTATTATACTGCTCAAATTTTTAATCGCGGAGGTTTAAATAACCCTCCATCTGGATATTTATTAGGATCACAACTAGATCCAAAAAATTTAGGTGGCAAAATAGAAGGTCAGGATTATATATATATTGAAAATGATGAAAAATTCGCATATGCCACTCGAACAAATAGTAGTGGATTTTATATAGAAGATGGAATAGCGAGCGGAACAGTTAGTGGTCAAGCAAAAGATTCTATATTTTTTGGATTTAGAACTAATGGTGGGGCGGATGACGCTGGATATCTTATCAGAAATGTCGCTGTAAAACACTACAATCACAACGTAAGAAAAGATATATTTAAATATAATTGGCTTTACGTTGATATTCCAAAACCTCTAAAAGCAGAGGT